TAGGTTTTCTATAATTTGCTTTAGTTTCATATTACATTATTGAGATTATATCACCAATTAGTGAGTTAATTTTTAAATACTTATTAGACTGTTGTTCTCCATTTACACCTTCACTCAACGTTGTTGACATAAAGGCTCCCTGTGTTGATGGATTTGATACTAAATCCCAACAAACGATCTCAAAATCATCTTGAACTTCCACCTTTCCTTCCCCTAGGTTTCTTACTGAACCCATACCTCGAGACGAAATACCTAAACGAATACCAGCTTTTAATAGCGCCTTTGCAATATTTCCAGCTGGTGTTTCTAGTATTTCAATTTTACCCATTAAATTATTATTATCCCACCACAAATCTAAAACATTGTGAGATACATTTGATAGATTCACTACTGGAGATTCTGGGTGGTCTAGCTCTCCTAAAGCTCTACGTTCTGCGATGAATATCTTTTTGTATTTTTCGCTTACACTCTTTAATATTGGTAATGGATAACTTCTACCATTCTGGTTAAAGTTCTCATCAGCATCAGTACTACCTCTCTGCATAACACCACTAACAATCACTCTTCCGTTGTTTTTGGACATGGATTCACTGATCTGCTCGGGAGTTACTGTTATTGATCCTATATAATCTACTAATACCTGTTTCATGGTTTTAATATGGTTTTAATATTTGTGTTAACTTAGTAATAACATCTGACTCTTGGTTGATATTACCTAAAGGAACTTCTTCGTCATAATCTTGATAAACAAAATCCCCTCTGTTGTAGTCGATAGCAATTGGTTCCCCATTAACCATAACGTCAAACTCATAATTTTCTGCACCTATTTGATTATATTCAACATCTACTGCTGTTACTGGAATACCAGCTTTAATGAAAATCTGTACTAGTTTGTCTTTTACAGAATTCGCTGCAAGCTCTTTTAAGTTAGCTAATTGACTTACTTTTTTATTTACTTCTGCGATTCTAGTTTTCATTTTTAGAATTGCCTCATTTGTCTTTTTCCAATAACGAGAGTTGTCTAGCGCAGATTCTTGTTTTAACTTCATGCTGTGGTCTAATGCTTGAGATATCTCTCTTAGCATTCTATTAACCTCCAACACCTTTCTATTAACCTTTTGTACCCCACTTAGTGAGCTATCCTCTTTAAAGGTTTTGTAGCTAGTTTCTTGTAATTTGATAATATGTTGTTTTTTATCATCAGGTTTGATAGAGAAAGCGTATTGCTCATCCTCAACATCTATTGCCTTAGTTCCATCACCACCCTCTTCACCAGACCACGCTGTTGCTGTAAGAAAACCTGGAGCGTTTGCTGTATTGCTTCCCTCCTTTCGCAGTTTTGCTATGTATTTGCGAACTTCGTTCTTTTCGATCTCGGTTAGTTTTTGTATTTTAGACATTTTTTAATTCTTTTAGTAGCTCGTAGTATAGTAATAGTGATAGTATGTGCTCCTCCTTAATGCTTCTTAATTTTGGAAAAGAGTTAAGCATATTACTCACTTCATTTAGTTTAATACTAGTAACCTTGTCTGTTATATTTGGTAGTTGTTTTTTAAGTAGCGATTGAATTATCCTAGCTTCTTTTAAAGCAAACTCCTTTAGTGTTGTTGTATTTGATATGTTATTAATATACTCTTTAAGTATGCCTCTCTGCTTTGCTGATAAATTAGCGTATTTTTCGTTAAACTTATCAATCATCAACTTATATGCTAACAATCTTATTTCCTCATCTTGACCAAGATAATCTCCTACTGGGTTATTTAATTCTGATATTTGAGTTGATTTTCTCTTAGTTAGGTGTTCTATAATTGTGTATCGACTATTAACTACCTCGGCGGCTTTTGATACTGTTACTCCTTCAAATACTCTATAAATAGAGGCATAGATTTTATAATCAGTTAGGTTTGTTTTAAAGAAATCAGCTAGGTTGTATTTTTTCTTAATTTCGCGGATTAATGCGTATTTCCCGTCTTTTAGTGCCTTTGCGTCTAGTTTGTTTCGAAGCTTAACTACGGTATTAACCAGGTAAGCGGCTTTCTCGTTGTTTGAAAATTTCTCATTAACGAGTGTCTGGTATAATACCAGTTCCTTGGTAATTGCAGAGTTTGCTTTAAAATACTCCTTGATTATCTCCAATGCTGGTGATTTGTTGATACCTTGTATTGTATCCGCAGCAACCTGCCTTGTGAGCAATTCGAATAGAATTGCAGTGTTTTTAATCTTAGAGTGTGTTGACTTTTTCATCTAAATATAAATATGCTCTTAATGTTTATTCCTCCGGTAAGATGTTGTCTTCATTCAATAAATTTGAGTTATCTTGCTTAATTTTAGTGTCAAAAGTCTCTGTTAGTGCTTTTCTCTTAGATGGCATGTTATTTAGCATGGTTCTATATGCACCAATTGATTGTCTTTTGTTTAATTTGTTCTCTGATACATTGCCTGCTACCTTGTTTCCTAAAGGATCCCAACCTAGTGGATGTTCGTGTGTTCTATAAGTACCTGGTTCTTCAGGTCTACCAGGTCCCGGTCCATCACCTTTATCACTATCATATCCTTTAGGAACACCTCCATCTCCTCTGTAAAGCGATGCTATATCATGTGCAGTTCCAAAAGACTGTCCTGTTTTGATAGGATCATTACCCTCTGTTTTAATTTGTTCAATTCTAAACTGCGCCTTTGTGTCTTCTATAATTCTATCTTGCTCATGTAGAAACTCAGCTTCGCTTAGTTTAAACAAATGTTCATAGATCCAGTAACGGCTAAATAACTTCTTCTCGATCATATCACCCGCTAAGGTAACTTTAGAACTCCAAAGCTCTACCTTCTCTCTCTCGTATACCGAGGATGGTGCTGTTAGGCTTAATGAAAAGTCGATCAACTCTGCTTCCGTAAATCCTTGTGCATAAAGGTGTACGATTGCTATCTTAGTTAACTCGGATGTGATTATCTTTTGAACACGCTCGATAGTTCTAGCGAATCGGAAATCTTGAGAGGCTAGAGTTGCTTTACCCGACGTATCCTCCTCATAACCTAGATATGCTTTAGGTATTTTTAAAGAACCCAATAGTCTATTTTTGAGGTAATCAATATCTTGTATAGAATCATACTGTACACCTGGAAGTGATTCTATAGATGTTCCACTCTCAGAGCCACGTACTGGAAGATAGTAGTCTTCTAGTATGTTTTGCATATTGTATTTGAGGTTATACTCACCAGTTTGTTCGTCAATGTAAGGAACCTTTTTCATCTTATTGACCATACCCTCCATAAACGCCTCAACTTCTCCAGTTGGTATATTACCAATGTCAATCTTAAATACACGCTTATCTGGAGCTCTCATGATACGATGGATTAGCATCGCATCTTCCATAAGTGTAATCTGCTTCCACACTTTTCTTGATGGTTCTATAATAGAACGTCCGTAAGGTAAAAAGTTTGTATCGGTGAGTAATCTAAAGTGAGCTATCTCGTAGTTATCAAATTCCTCTGCATTGTTTTTTCCAGAGGTAGAGTATGCTGATGATATAGCTGTAAAATCTTTTCTAAATTTTATCTCATGTGGTTTTTCTGGATCTAAACCTTCTTCACGAATCATCTCGTACGCTGAAATGGGTTCTACACTAACTACTCCGTATTTCTCTGCAATATCTAATTTTAAAAAAAAGTCACCATATTTCACTGTGTTTCTAATCCACGGCCAAAGATTGAATTCAATATTCAAAACATCATAAAATAGATTATGAAGTACCTTTTGTACTCTTTCATTAGGAGATTGAATTGATAAAACATCTCCAAATTCGTTTTTAGCTGTACAATTGTGTGTATATATTTTAGACCCATCCACAGCCTCTACTGCGAATATGTGATTATCTCCCGCATTAACTACATCATATACATCAGCTGTCCCTGCTAACTCCACACTCACAACTCTGTGGTTGTTTGATTCTGCTAAATCGCTAACATTATCATACCCAGCTGCATGTAGTACCTTAACTTCATCACCGACCTCTGCTAGTACGTTCTTTTGTTCTTGTAGCTTGCTGTTCTTTTGAGCTACTAACCTATGTGTAAACTCAAACCTATCTTTATTCCAAATCTGCTCATAGCCGGGCATATTCTCATTATCCGACAACTTAATAGACAATGCCATTAAAGATGTACCAGGTTTAATGTCGCTAGTCTCTACTTGCTTTCCATCTGAAGTTATCCATACATGGTTAGCTGTACTTCTAAGTGTCGTGCCGTCATCTAGTGTGATTGCGTAGATTTCTTTTTTACCATTATAAGCAACTTTACTTGCTTGTACCGGCTTAAACGTGTTATCGCTATCTAATCCATATAACCAAAAATCCTGCTCTTGATTCTTATGCAAATCCTTTATTGCAACTCTACGTCCGTCCAATAACGGTACAATTGTATCACCGTGTAAACACTCATCTGCATATATATCGAGTGCAGAAGCAATAATGCTGTCCGTATCCATCACTTCGTAATCGCGGAATAGCTCTAAACGAGTATATAGTTGCATTTGACCAGCATGCATTCCTGCCCCTCCTGGTGTTGTTGAGAATAATCTAGAATATCTATCTACTCGTCTGTTGGTTTTAACATCACCATCAGCTTGAATTCTATTAGTATCTACTACTTTTATTTGATTCCCCCCTACATTTCTTATAATAACATCTGTGCTGAATAGACGCTTTAAAGCTCCAAATATGGATGTTGTTTGTTGATTTTCTGCCATTAACTCTTATTTTATATAAATAGTCACACTAACCAGTTAAGGTCCTCATCCTTACCATCTGGTGTTTTCATTTTCCAACCAGTTTGAGTTGTTGTGGGTTTATATATAGACATCGTTGATTTTATATGACTAACAGCTTGTCTGCTTAAATCAATCCCCGCCTGTCTTAATCTTAGTGCCGTATCTCTTACCCACAACCCTTGACAAAAACTCATCACTAGATCATCATGGTAACCGGATGCTGCTTCAGGTCTTCCGTTTTTATAGATAAAAACAAACAACTCATCCAGCAATCGCTTACTTCGTATTATACAGCTTTTTTCTCGTATATACAACTCCATTTTGCTAATTGTAAGTGGTCTTACTTTGCTTGAGTTTGTAAACCCTGCAACCATGTCCGTCTTATCTGTCAAATCATATCCTCTAGATAAGAACCTATCTGAATCTAATCCGCTATCTTTTGGTGTGTAATATAGATTCTTATATCCTCGATCTATTATTTGTTGAATTGAAGCCCAACCTACGTTGGCATTCTCTACTACCAACAACGCATCGTTATATTCCGTACTTACAGCTACTAGTAGGTTACCAAAATCTTTAGTAGAGAGTTGACCTCTATACTCGGCAACTTGTTCTGCACTCTCTACATCTATGACATGAAATCCTGAGAAGTCACTTCCATCACCACGTGCTACATCGGCTGCTACCAAATAGCTTCGGGTGTAGTTGGGTTGCTCCCATATCCATAGATTTCCATCAAAGCCTCTCTTTTCAATAGGATCTTTTATAAAATTATCCTGGTAGTATGCAATTAACTCGGGAGCTATTACAGTATTGCCTGATGTGGAGAAATCGCAATCACATTCTTGCGCCGCTAACCTTATCCCCAACTCCTCATCCTGCCTATCTCGCCATACCTGATCTCTGTCAGGATGAACTGACCATGGGAGTCTTATCGTCTTAAATTTGTTCTCATCACTCTCAGCCTTGGTCCACATCTTATGGAAGAAATTACCAGTTCCATTTGGTGTTGATAGCAATATACCTTGCCCACCCGTTGATAGTGTTTGCTGTAGTGATGCCCATAATTCTTCTGCTGCGTCTACGAATGCAGCTTCATCAATAATTACCAATGATAATGATTCTGAACGTCCTGAAGTTCCAGTGCTCGATACTGCTTTTATCTGTGACCCGTTTGAGAGTCTCATTGACAGCTTATTACTCTCAACTGCTTTTAGTTTTAACCAACTCGGTAAGTTGTCAAACATTACTCGTACCTTTGTTACGAGGTTTTTGGAAGTATTTTGGTCAATTGCAACAACTAAAACATTTTTATCATTTTGAAATAAAATCATCCACAATGCGTAGCCAGCTATTAGTGTTGAGATACCCAACTGTCTAGATTTTAAAATAATAGTTCTATCAAAGTTTTGGAAATTATCCAGTGCATCTTCTTGATATGTGTATAGATGGAAGGGTATTTTGCCTTTGGTGGGGTGTTGTATTACGCAATACTTCTTCATGAAGTAAGTTGGAGAACGAGCACACTTTATATACTCATCCCTTATTATGTCTTTAAGAGTTTTTTTTGGCTCTAACATACTACTTTTTTGTAATTATAATTAGTAGGGTAGCTACTAAACCTCCTCCCATACCACCTAACCATTGTTTCATTCTTTTGTTTTTTTTGGTTAAAGTGATAACATCCTTCTCTAAGCTATCTATCCTATTTGCACATATACTAAACTTTTGGTTTTGTGTTGCTACTTCACTTTCGAAGGTCAAAACCTTTTCCTTATAAACTAGTATTAGACTATCCAACTCACACACCTTTTGTTCAGTCTTTTGTAAAATAAATTGTGTGCTAGTTAATTCAATAGACACCGAGTCTAATCTTATTAGATCAGCTGCTACTCTCTGTGCTACTGTTTGAGTGATACAAATTAGCTGTCCTTTATTTGTATCGATTTGAGAAAAAGCTGTCGAGCTCAGTAGGAGTATAACGACCAGCATTTTTAATCTTTTCACCATAGTATTTTCTTTGTTGAGTGATTACTTGCTTTGTTGAGTCTATCTGCAGATCTAACTGTACTATTGTTAGTTCTTTGGTTATGATCATTTCATTTAAAGCTAGCTGCTTCTGGTGTTGTAATATTATTGCTTGGTTTAGACTATCTATCTCTGTCTTGTACTTTATATCAATTACAGAGTTATCTGTCTTGTTGTATAATAACACATAACCAATTAGCAATACTATTACCGCAGCTAATATTAAATTTATATTTGTAACTTTGCTTTTCATTTACCTGATATACTTCTATGATTCATTCTTCGCTGTGTAGCTTTTATCTACATAATTAAAGAAGTTTTTCTTCTTTTCTAAATCTTTAAAGTCCGTTGGTGAAGATATATCAAACTTTTTCATTGCTTTTTTGAAAAACTCCTGGTATTGTGAGTCTTCTCTTAGCTTCTTTATTATGTTTTTCGTCTTCATTAGTGTATGGTTATGTCTCGTATGCCTTTTAATAAACTCAACCTTTCTTCACTAGTGGTTGTAAACCTCTCAACTACTTGAGATAGCATATCAATTAAGTCTTCATTTGTTGGTGTTTGTCGTGATAAACTTATTTTGCGAGTGAATACATCAACAGCAGATTGAAAATCATCTTCCAATCCTGCTTCCACCTCTTCTTCGGGTTGTTGTTCCTTTTCAACCTCCTCATCTTCTCCCTCCCGAAGCGCTTTTATTTCCCGAAGTTGTTTTATAGCTAGACGGCGGATTGCTTCACGCAATGCTTTTTCACCTTTATTAACTAATACCTCCTGCACAATCTTATCCGAGACTGCTGAGCTATATGGTTTTGTAAAGTCTACAACTCCATTCTTGATTGCGGTTGCTATCTTAGAAACCTCCTCTGGACCTATGACCGGCATGTCAACTCTCGATGGTGCTCCAGGCATAACCTTTTTAGATAATAAATCCGCATTTTGCATCATTATCTGTTTTGCTTTTTCTACATCACCATTTGATCCTGGAACTTTTACTATGGCTGCTTTTACTGCTTCTGGTGTTATTGGATATTGACCTTTAATTCCATTTTCAATTGCATCTGTAATAATTGGTTCTAGTGCTTTTCCTGTGAAGGTTTTTACATCTCCCTCTCCTTCATTTCCAGACTTACCCATTGCTTTTGTAACAATGTTTAGTACTGATACTAGTGAAACACCTGGTAGGTTTATTACCGTTCCTCTTATTTCAGCTTTAGGATCAATTAACGAAACCGCTGCCCATCTATGATGTCCATCCATAATGTAGTTGTCACTAGATATAATTGCTTTTAAATCAACTCCATCCCACTTTCCTTTAGTCAAAAAATCAATAGCCATACCAAGTGCTTTTTCTTTGATTACCTCTTTCTGTGCTGGTTTTAAGTCTTTAACTGGAATTTTCGCTTTTTTTGACATTACTACATCATCAAATTGGTCATTATCATTTCTTCCATTAGACACAGCCAACTTAGCTACATCCGCCGGTAACTTACTCAGTGGTATTACCTTTGATTGACCAAACACTTTTATTTCCCGAAGTTGTTTTATAGCTAGACGGCGGATTGCTTCACGCAATGCTTTTTCTTTTGTTAATTTTACAGTTGCTTTTGTCATTGTTTTATTATTAATCAATTAATGATGCGAAACGATTTGTCTTAGCGTCAAAGTTTTTCTTGTCTTTTGAATCATATGCGATTACTTCAATAATACCACCTTTTTGTATCATTTTGCAGATAGTGCAGTCATATTTTTCGAGGCTATTGTTAGTGTAAATCAAACCAAATACAGCCTCTTTATCTGTTACTTTAGCCATAATCTGTGCGTCAACAATGACAAGATCTAGCATGCCTAGATTATCAACCGGTGAGGTGAATATATGCTCTCCACCCTTAATACCTAAGTAATTAAATAATGGTTTGTAGCCGTGCTTTGTTTGAAATTCACGGAAGTAGGGAGTTGCAGTAAGTTCTGGTGTGGTTTGCTGCTCTTCTTCTCTTAATGGTATTAGGTTGATTAATTTCATGCCCTTCTTTATATATAAATAGTCTGTGTTTTGTGTTATTTGTTATTTTTAGATTGCCAACGAAAATAGGTATATAATCCAAACGATAGTCCCGTTAAGCAGTACATAACGAAATTTGCTTTCCACAAACTTCCTGTTACTGATATTAGCCAATATTGTATTACATCGAATCCAAGTGGATTGAAGAAAAGTGCGATCATTAGGAACCACATTGCTAACTTCTCCCTCTGTACTTTGTTCACCCTCTTCACTGTCCATTTTATTTAGGTGTATTTTAGGTTGTCTTTTCGATATTTACTTTAATCTTAGGTTTATATCCTTTAGGGAATCTCTCTGACACACCTTTAAATGTTGAAAAATCAACATCCCATTTGAGTGTGAATATTAAATCATCCAAATTATACATTATTTGAGATGTTGTTTCCATGTTGTGTTTGTTTTCTCGGCGATATGGATTCAAAAAAGGATCTTTAGTGTGTTGCTTATTTAGCACATCTAATACCTCAGAATCAGTTGTTACATCTTTTAGTTTTTCCTTAGCTATGCTCATTCTAGATATTGAAGATTTGCGTTTAACGCCAGTTGTGTATCCTGTATTTGGATATTCAACCCCGTGATTTGTACGTACCACTGTATCTTCTTTGGGTATTCTTTTGATTACTGGAAGGTCTTTTGATGTCATCTCAATTAAAAATGTATATTTGGGGTTGGCTATTATTGTCAATCCCTTAACTCCCACATCTTTATGATCATCTCCAACAAAGCTTACTAGTGATTGAATGGCGTCTGATAGTTTCTTTTTTGATAGTGATGTTCTGATTTTAAGACCATCATGGGATACCTTAGGAGCTTTGCCCTTATCCAAGTTACGCTTTGCTAAATCACCCTCCTTCTCATCAAAATCCACAGTTAGTGAGGCATTGACAATTCCAATCCCAAACTCATTCATTCCCTCGCTCCAGTCAGTTAGTCTATCTTTAAGATAAATTACCTCCACACCATCAATCAACTCATGTATAACCTCAATTTGAGCTTTGTACCCCCTATCTCTATTCTTTGCAAGAATTGTCTTATTGTTAATGGGTATTTTAACAACCACACATTCGTTGATTGTTTGAATTGATGTAAGTATGTTTTTCAACTTCATCTTGTTATTATCTTTTCACTTTGGTGGATATAAATATACTCTTTAGTTTCATCTTACTAGCATCTGATTCCGATGCTTTCATTTGACAAGTTGATTATATAGTACTCCTCCTATTGCAGTTGCGTGTAGCATTAGTTGATTCATAGAGTCTGCATCTAGTTTTACTTTTCTTTTTGTAAAATCCAATCCTAACGCTCCTATAAATTTATTATCCATTGTCTTAATTGCAAAAACATAGTTTGACCTACAACCATAAACTTCTGCAATATATTTCAATCCATAAGTTGCTGTTGCTTCATCTTTAAAGTCTGGTATTATTATTGTGCTAGACTCTAGTAGCTGGTTTATTGACTTACTAAATAAACTAACTGGTATGTTGTGAAAGTTTGTTTGGATTGATGTAACACCTAACGCTATTGACTCATATACCATACTGAACTTCGCTATAGACTTTCCTGTTGGATAAAAGTGTCCTCCATTGTGAAATTCAGTTATCCATACCCTATCTGCGCTAAATTCATCTCTAATGTACTCCAACTTGGCTACCACCTTTTCGCTTATTTCTAGCGCTTCTTCAATCATATCTGGTCTAACCTTGTTCTTTTCATAATAACGCCTTATTATTAATACTAGCATAGGACCCAATACTCCCGTTATAAAGGCTGCGATGATGGACACACTCATATGTTCTTGTATTTTTTAATCTTCTCTTTTAACTCACTAACTTCTTTATCTACAACCGACTTTAAAAATACTGGATTAGCATCTTTCCACTTTTCAAGCAACCCATTTTCTGAAACATTAGTATTTGCAACGGAATCTTGTATATACTCATTTAGTGTCGTTTCCATATCTTCACAAAATGCATCTGCATTGGCTGTCAATCTACCTCTCTCATACTCCTTCCAATTCCCTGCTTTCATAATCTCGTGTTCCATATCTATAGTACAGGAAAAACACTTACCATTATAATTCCACATCTTCTCATCTAGTGGATGTTTCATTGCGTTATTACATACTGGGCATGCTAGTGGTGTAAAAACCATCTTCCTAGATGCATCCATTTTTGAAACTGTTCGCTTTAAACCACTCTTAATAGTCCAATCTTTTCCATTTTCTGACCAAACATCACCTTCCTTGTAGTTGATGTGTTTTGCTTTTGTTGTAACATATATTCCACTCATCTTGCTTGTAGCTTATATTTTTCTAAAATCAACTCTATCTGCTTGTCAAATTTACGCATTGCTCGTCTTAATTCGAGCTTTGCTATTTCCTCTAACTTTCGCCCTTCCTCTTTATCGGAAACGGTTCTGAAAAACTCCTTTCCACCGGTAGATGAAACGCTAAGCGTAAAACTAACCTCCGGAGAGCCACCTTCACCTACTTCTTTAAAATCAACATTGTAGTGTAGTGTCATGTTGGTATTACTAGAAGTTGCTATTGCTTCTTTTTTTTCTAACAAGGATTGCATCACCGCCGCCTCTTGTATTTGTCTATATAAGTCTTTCATCGTTTAAATTTTATGGATCCGATAATTTGATTAATTGGAGCAAACACCCCTGTTAATTTATAAAGCTTTCCGTTATATTTGAATACAACACCCTCTGTGGGTACAATAGCATCAAAGCCACCTATGTCTTGTATTTTTTGTAGTTCTCTTTTTAATACTATTAAAGATTTGCCATCGTCTTGCATATCTGGTGAAGCGGCGGCTAATTTTATCTGACGGATAGCTAATGCTAAATCATCTCTAACCATCTTTATACTATCGTTTGGATTGAGTGCTACTAATTGTTGCATGTTTTGTAGTACATAAACTCCTAATTTGAGAAATAGTATTTCTAAAGGTTTTTTTGCTTCCTTTTGTTGAGTAAGTACTCCATTCTTATCAAACAAATCAATCCACTTCGAAAAATCTTGATTATTAACCTCTGCTTTTACTTTGTTTATATTTGGAGTTTTTACACCAAATCCCCAACGTCCGATTAGTTGCTGTAATGTATTATCTGGTATTTGATATCCTAAATCCTTACCCTTTTGCTTAATGTAGGTTTTCCACCAAGCTTGGAAGTATATTGACATCTTTTCTTGCTTACCCAAATTATACGTATTGCGTATGGTGTCTAGTTGTTTTGTTAGCTCTAACTTTTGCTTTTCGTAATCTGCTGTTTTTTGTAATGTAATTGGATCTGTTACTCTAATCTCAAAGGTTTTTTGATTTGAGGCTTGGACAGTCTCAATTGCTTTTTGTAATAATATTGCAGAGTCTGAATCTTCACTTATTACGTTACCTTCCATATCATACTCTTTAAATCCATGTAATCTTAGTTGAGTTGTTCCATAAGCAACGACGTTAGTTGTTGCAGGGTATATTATTTCAAAGTTTAAAAACTTCTTTCCATTTTGGAAAAACTCTTCTTTTTGTTTTGGGATCAATTTATTAATAGCGGACTCCATATCTCTCATCGCTTCGACGAAAGCCGTTCGAACATTGGGTGGTTTATCAGCCATCATCTGTTCTAGTTGATCAGCTGTTATAGCATTTTGTGCAAAGTTCTTTCTTTGTCCGGCATTTCTTGCTGCTCGTACCTTTCCGTCTTTGTAGGTTACCATTAGATTTTGTCCGTCTAACTTCTCTTGCGCAAACTCAACCTTACCACTCAAGGCCGCTTCAATCATATTCGCAGCGTCTTCAAATGTTAAATCTAAGTCATCGTATGGATGACTCATATGTCCAGCAGCTCCTCCCTCCATAAGAGTATGCTTGGTGTTTTCTGCTAAAGATGTACTTGTATTTGTTGTGTCTTTATTTAAAAATGATTTTGGCATTGTCCACTTCTCTAACTTCAAAAGACGAATTATGATAAAGTAAATTGTTCCTCCTGGAAGCATAGAAGCTGTTACTAATCCAGCTGCTTTAAGTGATTCTCTTAGCTGGTTGCCTATGTCTTTCCTCTCTTGTTGATTTAGCTTTTTTTTACCAGCAGCGGATTGTACTATTAATGAAAAGGCGTTTCTGGTTTGTTTACCTTCAGCCTTTATTGATTGTATAAATGCTTTAAATCCTGCTTTAAGCTTTCCAACATATTGATTTACAACTACCTCTGAAATTTGTTGCTTTTTTAAAATACCAAAGATAGAGTTGACTATGTTTTCAGGTATTCCTGGATAATTTGTTTTGAAGTTGGTAAAGTCATCTGATGCTAAGTCTTGTCTCAATGTGCTAGCACTAATACCTTGACCATTTTGGTCATCGGTTCGTCCTTTGTATAGCACTGGTGATGCGTTAACTGGTAATTCAACCACATTAACATTTGCTCTATTGTATTTTCCAGCTGGTATATTTCCAGTTGCATTTGCGTGACCTGCAACGAATGACTTAACTCGATCGTAATCTTTTCCTTTTGAGCTAGATCCCAGTGCATATGTTCCTGGAGCTGCACTTTCTATAAATTCATATGATGCTCTCATTGGATTATCATTTGGTGATTGCTCGACTTTTATATTAGTAGCACCCCCCAGCAATAACTGCCAAATGGCCATAGATTGCTTCATAGTAATACCTTCACGCTCCTTTGGTCCTATAAGTACAAGTACCTCCGACACGGTAGGAAGAGAAGCGTATTTCTTTGCTAATTGTAAATGACCTGCGTGGGGTGGTTTAAATCCCCCAGGAAGCATGACAATCACACCCTGTTTTAGCTCTATTATTAGTTGTTCGAATATGTAATCTGCTAGTTTGTTCATTACTTATAAATATGCTGTGGTTTAAGTTGACGCTTTAAATTTATCACTTCTAGCTTTAGTTTTTCTACGGTATTAGTTAAATTTATTAGTAGTTTGCCTATGGATTGATCTTTAAGACTTTCATACTTTTTTAAAAAAATATCATCTACAACTACGTTTCCATCGACAAATAATCTATAATCCTTGTATTCGGATTCTTGTAGTGATTGACCCACATAAAGCTTTTCCATATTCCTTAATGGAACTAGCTGTCGTTTTTCAACATCCTTTGTTAGTGGGTTATATGATAAATAATCTAGTATAAAGTAAATTGAATCACCCTTTAATCGCTCGTCGATTGCTGGAATACCTATTCTTAGGGTATATGGGTTGGATTCGTGTCGATCTTTTATTTGATTAATACTCTCACCGTTCCAAGATTGGTATATATTTTTAATACGTACTCTACCTAGAGTCTCAGTTAATCCTAAGCCCTCTACAGCCGGGAAATTGATTTTACAATTCTGTATTCTGCTATTGTTTACCATGGTTCGTCGACTTCTTGTTCATCTTCTGATTCCTCATAATTATTTCGGATCCTCATAAGCTTCTTCAGCTGGAGTTTCTTCAACTGGATCAGCTGGAGTTTCTTCAACTGGAACTTCTTCAGCTGGAGTTTCTTCAACTGGAACTTCTTCAACTGGAACTTCTTCAGCTGGAACTTCTTCAGCTGGAGTTTCTTCAACTGGAACTTCTTCAACTGGAACTTCTTCAGCTGGAGTTTCTTCAACTGGAGTTTCTTCAACTGGATGTTTTTGTTTTTCTTGTTGTTCAAGGAGACCACCCGTCGTTGTTGGTTTAATTAGTGTTGGATCTGTTGTGACTCCCACCTTACAAAACTCAACATCATCTATAATACAACCAAAATAGGAGTCGTTAGCCAGGCTTCCACTAGCTTCGAATACCAATTGTGCTGGGGTACCATATTGAACTACGTTTATATTAAATGTTTCGATAAGATATCCTGTGGATGGATTGCTAAAAGTCATTGCCGGTGTATTCTTTATTCGAACTATATTAGCTTCTGGTGGATACCAACCATCAGCACCACCTACGCGCTGAGTGGGATTTGGTATTGTGGTGTTGATGTTGTGTATATATACTAACAAATCACTTCCGCCGGCGGCATCTGGATAGTATTGATTAGTAATATCTCTCTTAATTGTAAACTTGATATTATATATTCCACCATTCTCTGTGAAAAAATCAGCTGATGGTTTCCCTAACATTGTCTGTACCCAGATCCCAGGAGAGTTTGGTGCTAATGCCATTGATCCTGTTCGTATTGTTGGGAAGAATAAACGTCTTTTTTTTAATTCACCGGTGCAAAAGTTTTTAGCTGATAGTGTTGTGAAACTTGAACTTTTGTTAAACGCCACCAAAGAAGCACTAACACTACTCCTAGTTATTCCAACACCACCTGCTAAATCAAAAAACCTTCCATCGTTAGATCCTGTGGAGTTATCTCCATAAAATACATTGGGTGGGTTTTTTCCTACAAGTGGATATGTGTTTGTTGGTGTTGATGCAGAATATGGTAAACTGTATGTTGTATTATTTGGGTTCTGTATTGTTGCTGGAAAATGGTTGGAGTCGGTTGTTCCTCTAACCGTATATCCTATACTAGTCGATCCAGAAGCATATTGTATCATTCTTGGTTCATATGCAATCCAGCTGGAGGTTAGTGGGTAACTCCGTATACCACTTCCTGTAATACCTGCTACAGAGAATTCGTTATAGAATAGACTCTCACTATTGTAGGTAAATCTATAGTAAGTGTCATGTGTTAACCCATACTCATCAGGTGTTACTTGTGATTGTGATATAGATAGGGATGGTGTTAATACGTTCCATAAAAAATCACTAGCTGCGCTTCCCCAAGCCAAAGCCCCATTGTTAACCACTGATCCAGATGTTTGGGGTGTTTTCCTAGTTATTATTCCTGGGTATGATGGAAAGTATGTAGATGAGGCAAACAAGTTGTACCAGTTTCTGATATACTCATTATTGTTTTCGTCGTAGTCAACAAAGTGAGTTTTTGTAAACCAATCCGAAGTCATTATAGCTCCAGATGCAGTTGGTGCTACCTTATAATAGTAGTCAAATGCGTGTGTGTATACTCCGGTCATATTATACTTCTGTTGTTCCTTGAATTAAAAAATAAGTGGTATCTGCCTGACATGCATTGGTTGGGATTTCTCCCTTCAGATTGACATGCAAATCGTTTATTGTTGTTACATATTCAGACTGCTTACCAGTATAGTCGAAATATTCGATTTTAAAATCTAATGACTGAGATAGGGATAATACACTGTCAATCTCACTATTAAAGGGTATTGCAAATTGCACTAAGTTTGGAGAAAATCCATTCATAGACATGGGTTTGATACTTATCTCTGCTATATAACCCGCTCCTGTTGTATTTACTCTATCTATAACACTCGACCTAAAGAGTGGTCTTCCTAATCCATCACTATCTGTTAAGAAGTCAAATTCAACTCGACCATAATATTTAATACTGTTGCTATCGTTTGATATTTTGCCTAGGTATTTTCCAAACCTACTACTATTATCACCGTATCTTGTTTTTTCTCTATTGATACTTTTAGTGAAAGCTCTAGGGTATGTAAGGGATACATATGTGTTGGTGCTAAGTGGTTCACTATTCATGTATAATTCTATCTCAGTATTCGGGTCCAGAGCCACTAAGCAACTTAATGTGTATATTTGATTAGCGTTATAGTTTTGGTTGTACTTGGTTGTTGTAATAAATGATTGAGTAAAGTTAGCATTGAGTGGTATGCTTTCGTGTAGTGATGCGCTAACTATGTTTGGCACTAGTGCTGTATATATTGTTGTTGGAGTCTCGACATAGTAATCCCAATAATTATTTACTATATCATCTCCAGTAAAGTGACCCATTAGCTTGTAATCAGATTCTCGTTTTGCGTATGATGTTTGATTAGGGAATGCAGCGTCAGTTAGATATTCAACCGGCTTTACAATATGATCGTATATGAGTTTATATTCTCCCGTAGATATTCCTCTTTTATACGATGTTTTGATGCGATATATTTCTCCACCTATAGGTTTGAGATCTGAAAAAGTTGTTTCTAGGTATGATTGACTTACTACTGAGCTTGTTACAAATGCACCATTACTTGGTGAATATGTAATACTGGCAGTGAAGTTACTAGCTTTTTTATAATCAAAAGAGCTTTTGTGTCTTGTGCTTTTTTGGTTTGAATCTAATGTTATTAGTGTTAGTGGTTTTGATATCACCATATGTGTATCATTTACAACCTCTACAACACTAGCTTCAAATGTACTAAGCTGGTCCGCTACACTTCCGGATATAGTGAAATTTGCTGGTAGTGTTGGTAATAGGTTTGTTGGAGTTGATGTGCTATCAAAAAAGTTAAAAGTTGCTCCTAAAAACTCCTTCCTAATAGTGCCCTGTGATGAAATTACACTCGTTCCATATCTAGATGTTTGCTCTTTTAAGTATCCATTTTCAATTCCAACAACCCGGCTTCTTATTGTTGAATTTATAGTGTTTATTGTTGTTGGTTTCTGTTTTATGTTAATCAATATGGAGTGCAATCTAGGATCGAGTATTTCTGTACTTGTTGCAAAGTCTCGATCGTATCCTTGAAAGTTGGACGTTTGTATTGTATAATCACCTATGCTAGATGTATATGTAGTATATGATGACCCTAAGGTACCAGAGGCTTGTATTGTTAGTGCTCTCTCTGGTGTGATTACCTGTGCTATGCTTACTGTTGGTGGTTTATCAAATAATATCTCTGAGTTGTTTCTTTCTGAAGGTAGTATCATTATATTCTTTGACCACCTTACGTTATACTGATCTTGGTGATTTGATGGGATTATATTCCCACTCTTATCAACTAAAGCCTCACCAACTATATACAACGTTGCTAGTCCCTTTGCTGTTATATCATAAACCTCAAAGGTGATATAATAGTTATTAAAGCGGTCGATGTAGTTTGTCATCTCTATAAAGACACTCTCACCATTTGCATCTAATAACTCCACATCTATCGTTGTGTTAAGTCTTAGATTAGTTCCATTACCCTTTATTACTATAACACTCTTCCCTCCTCCAACTATTTCTGGTACTTGTTGAATATTAAAATAATCCGGAGAGGTCGTTGTGGTGTCTTCGATATAATATCGGCCAGTGTTATAACCTCTTGGTTGTTGTTTTCTATAGAAAGATGATAAGCTCATATACTATAAATATAGCCTAACAAGATATGTAACTATGATCATCCTTTTTATCTATGGATATTATACTATCAACCATATCTCGAACTACGTCGATGTGTGAAACAATTAAACTAAATCGGAATGTATCTTTCATGTGATTAAATAATGTATGCATTGAGTTTAGGTTGGTGCTATCTAATACTCCTAATCCCTCATCAATTGCGATGAAGTCAGGTTTAGGAAGATTTGTAATCTTAATTAGTGCGATTCTGATAGCTATCGAAGCCATAAAGCGTTCCATTCCGGAGCTCAACTCTAAAGGCCACTTATCATCATCATAACAAATAAACGCGTTTATGTTTTTCCCATCTGTTTCCAACTCTACAGTGAAATCTGTAATCTGATTCAGTATGTTATTAGTGTGATCTTGTATGTAGGGTACTGCTTTGCTTATTATATCGTAAGGAATACCATCCTTATGCATCGCTTTTGTATATAAATCATATGCGACTTGTTCTTCTACTAACTGTTGCATGTGTTCTATTGTCTGTAGGCTTTCATTTATTGTTTGATCCGCGACACGAACCTTGGCATGATAATCCTTCGCTGTGTTATTAAGCTTAGATACAACTATGGATTGGGCATTCTTGTCTTTGTTGACCTGACTAATCTGATCGTTGATTTGTCTGTTGTTATCTATTATTGTAGTGTTTTTATTGTATATGTTGATGTTTGTTTCTATCTTGTGTATTTCTCCTTTTGCTTGTTCAATTTGAGCTTTTAGTCTTTCATATGCTATCTCCTCAACTCCCTTTGTGAGTGTTGATTCATTTAAACTCCCAATAGCACTCTCTAATATTAGTGCTTCTTGTTCTATTGTTTTATTTTGTTCAATAAAGTCAACAACCCGCTGTCTCTCTATCAAAAAGGTACCAACTGATTGTTTGTCTTTTTCTAACTCTTCTCGAGTTTTAATCGCGTCTTGTACAAAAACATTTGATACACAGTATTTGCATTTGATATCGTATTCGTGATCTTTTAATCTATCTAGCTTTTCTAACTTATTTTTGACGGTAAGCTTCATTGTATCTAGTTGATTGTCTAATTTTATTTTAGTTTGTAATTGTGTTTGATATTGCTGATACTTCGCCTTATTAAATTGTGTTTTAAGATTGGAGACTAACAAGGTTTCTTTATCAAATTCTGCACATATCTTATATAAATCAACATCCCTATCTACCTTTGCTAGATTGAGGTTTTTTTGTGTATCTTGCCAAGCAACTAATGATATATCTAGTGCAATTGCATCCAACCCCTCTCCTTGGCACGGAAGTAGCTCTCTATTTAAGTTGATTAGTTTATCGTTTAAATCTTGCATTTGCTGTTGTGCTACTTCTAAACCCACAACAGCTGCTTCGTGTTTAATTTCAAACGAATCTCTTGATCTCTCTGCATCTCCTAGTTTTGTTTCGAAATCCTGCTTCTGGTACTCTTCTAATAAGATTACTGTCTTTCTGTTGTTTTTTGATGCTAAATCACATAATGAGTCAAATATAGTTACATCCAAAAAGTTAGCTAACAAATCCTTACGCTCACCTTGTGTCTTATCTATAAAGTTAGAATTGTTCTGTTGTAAGGATAGTGCGGTTAGTATAAAATCATCAAAAGTTCCTACGTATGATTGTATATTTGTAGATGTATCTCGCCTCTGCTCTCCGTTAAGTGAAACCTGCTCTCCCTCTGCATTGATCATCCAAAAGCTTACATCTACTCTAAGTTTTCCTTTAAGTGCACCACTCTTATATCTGTAGGCTTTTTTCTCTACAAAGTAGTCCAATCCACCTAATTCAAAATTAAATTTACAGTAGAAGTCTTCTTTTTTGCGATTCAGAACCTGATCAGCTTTGCTGGTTCTGAAGGATTGATCAAATAAACAAAAACACAAAGCGTCTAATATAGCTGACTTACCTGCGTGGTTTGGTGCAAATATTCCACACGTACCCCGCTTAGTACCGAAGTCAACAACGTTATCCTCGCCATAGGAGAACATGTTGCTAAACTCAAACTTCTTCGGCTTCCACACCACATTTCGAGCCATCTCTGGAAGGTTAATTTCTTGATTTAGTTTTTTATTTATCTGTAGAACCTTGTTTATTAATTCCTCATCAACCTCCTGGGTTGTTAGGTATTCTGTTAATAGTTGGTTTTGGTATTGAACATTTCTTACATCTCCATGGCTAATTGTATCTCCTAGTAAATTTGAGCTAGTTCCGTCTGAATTGCGGTCCAATCTCTGTATAATTACATCTTTAATGTGATATTCTTTTCTAATTGTAGCTAGCACTCTCTTCAGTTGTGCTGGATCTGTGTTAGTTGTTCTTACTCTTAGATTAGTTTTAGAGGTGATTGGGAGATTGGATGCTATTTGTCCATCTACAACATTTAGTGTGTAGTATCCGTAGTCATTTATGATGTTGTGAAAGGTGTATTCAATCTCCTCACCTGTCAAGTCAATCAACGCATATCCATGATCCTCGAAAACTTCTCCAAAGTTTTGTTGCACAGTGCTGCCGACATACCATAGTGCTGGATGTTTTCTTTTAATTTTTATTTTTGCCATAAATAATGTTTATAAATAAATTTTCAAAAGTGTTTTGATTATTATCAATTCTCCAAAACCCTAATAATACACAATACTAACACTTTTCCCAACACTGTTTTGCGTATTTCTCAAAATCCTCTTCATCTATCTCGTCCTCCTCAATCCACTCTGTTCTCATAACCTGCCTCTTATGTATATCTCCTAGCAATATTAAGTCAAATCCTGTAAATGTGTCCCAGTCTAATCCGTGAGATAGCGTTAAACCACTATCCACTTTACTATTTGTTAGGGTACCATGGTATAACGCTACCGTCTTCTTGTACTTACTGGGATTGGGTATTTTATCATAAGTAATATATTCTTCGAGTTCATCTAGTAATGACATTACACTGACGGCAATATCTCCTATTTCATATAAACCTGAATTGCGAAGATAGTATAGATTGTTGTGATTTAATCCCTTTACGATGGGAGTTAGAGCATCCAATCTGTGTTTATTGTTTAAATTTGCATCATGATTTCCTGCGATTACTATGGTTGGTACTCTGTCTGCTAACCCGGTGAATAGGTATATTACCATCTCTATAAGCTCTGGGCTCATCTCAGTTTTGGCGTGTACGATATCACCACCAACTGTAACGATGGAGTTAGGTGGTAGCTTGTCTACCTCGCTAAACACCTTATCAAATACTTCCCTAAACTCTCTATGTCTTTTCCAATTTCGCAAATGAATATCTGCTATGTGAAAGATGTGATCAACTTTCTTTAATTTACAACTTACTTTGTTTATCATAAAAGCATTTTTAATTTCACTAAATCGAAGAAATCTACCCTCTTAGCGGTAGATAAATTATCGACCATTCCTACATACCCAACCTCACTGGGATCTTTTCCTGATAACTTTGTTAAATATACTTCTATTCCATTATTTAAAAAGTACTCCAACTCCTTAACACTATCGGCGAAGGCGTCATCATCCAGCACAATGTATATTTTCTTTACCTTCTCTGTTAGTATGCGACCTCTTAATTTAGTCATAATTTTCTTACCAAACAACGGTATTGCATTTCTTTTTACTGCTATTGCATCAAAAGCACCCTCTACTAATACAATTGGTTCTTTCCAGTTAATTTGATTTTCAAAACCTATAACGTCCTTAGATACTGGAGGGTTCTTGTGTGTTACCGCTTTGTGATAAAAACTTCTACCTACATAATAGTTAAGTTGGTTGTGTTCGTTGTAGCTGGGTATTATTATCATTCCTGCATAAGGACCTTCCTCACAATAACCCACCTGATATCTAAGAATATCAATAGGAGTTAGTTTTCTTTCTGTGATTACATAGTGTAGTGCTCGCTTATAGTTGGGTGTGTTTTGTTTTATATAGAGTGGTTTATATCCCTCAGGTAATGATACCAACTCTCTCACACTATTTGCGTTTAGTGTTGATCTTGCCGTATCACCATATATTTCTTTTGCTCTTTTTACATACTCATATGGTGCATTACTCTTACGCAATAATGATGATACTGTCTGTCCTCGTGCATTACAAACCCAACAATGCCACTTTTGTGTAAGTATATTGACTTGTAATTTCTTCTTGTAGTGGTTGCAAAATGGACATTGATAGCTCATTTCTCCATTTCTGTGTGGATCACTTGATCCCAAATAACCATCTAGTAAACTTCTTCCTACTGCAATACTAATTGTCATACCGTAACTATACGGATATTTTATTGATTATGCAAACCATTCAATAGTAATATCCTTTTACCTTCTATCCAAGTTTTTCCTATACACTCTGCGGGTTTTATGGGTAGACCGATAATATTAATTATATAATCTCACACAACCAGTCTAGTGGTATGGTTTTGTTTGCCCACCTAAATCCATGCTTATCTGCCCACATAGCGTATGTTGTTGTTGATCCTTTTCTAATTTTGGCTTTTGAGTTTTGAAATACAAATCTTATGTCCAAATGTGGATGTTGTTGCTTAATAAGTATGTGTTTTTTCATATCGGCTAGAACAAGCCTACCCTTTGTTTCAATATAAATTCCATTCGGTAACTTGAAGTCTGGTGTATATGTGTGATCAGTAGTTGGAATTGTATATTTTATTTTGTGCTTTTCATACTCCCCATCAATGTTATTTTCTTTTAAAACTGCATCTAAATCCTCTTCTAAGCCACTTCTATAACCATGCTTAATTGCTGCTATCCTCTTTGCGTAAACTCTTTTTGCCATAACCTATCTGTCAAATCTTATAATTATTGTTGTATCTGTGTTATTTGGTAATTGTATTGGTGTGCTTAGTTTGCCAATAGCTACTAATCTGTGATAGTCATCATAAAGTCCAACTCCAGTTACAAATGGTGAAAAGTGGGAGGATGTTGCGTATGAGTTAAAAACGTATTGATTTTGGTTTGGGTCATAAACTTGGAGAGTTGGATTTGTACTTCTCGTAAACTCTCCTGGTCCTACAGTGCAAGAGATTTCTGTTTCCCAAATCGTATGGGTTCCCCTAGTCTCTATTGTATTAAAAGTTGCATGTCTGCTTGGAATTGAGGTTGTGCTCATCATTCCATGATTATAAAAAACATTACCCACATTCACATTGCCTACACCCAATGTATGGTGTAGTATGTCTATTTCGGTTTGGTTTATGCTTTTATTATAAATCTTAACATTGTCAATATAACCATCAAAACCTTGTTCTAAATTATAAGAGTTGCCTATGTATGTGTTTGCTAAATTTATACAATCCTTATCTACTAGTATTGATGTCGCAGTATCTACTGTATTACCACTATCACTATTAATATACAAACTAACTAGTGATCCAGACTTTGTGGCTACTATGTGATACATTTTGCCTGTAACCAAAGCCGCGCTGCTAGTTACTGCAAATGTTCCTTCGTTTCCACCTCCTTGTTCAAAAGAAACCTTATGTGATCCCGAGGTATATATTAATCTATAAGGGAATTGATTATTTATCGGTTGTGAAAATATATTTCCATTTACGTCAACTTGTAATTCTTCTGCAGGTCCGTGTTTTGATAAAAACGTTGAACCTGAAGCGTGTGTTGGATATGCTTCTGGCATAACAAACATACTAATTGAGTATGGTTTATTTTGGAAATTATAAAGATCCTTGTAGTCTGATACCTGATCTGTTTTTATAATTATACTTGAACTACTATTTGAAGAGAACTTCATTTGTGCACCCATTAAATCAACTGCTGATGCGGATGGGAATGTGCTGCTTGTTGGGAATGTTACACTTATATTATGATATAAAGACTCCATTTGCCAATCACCCTTATTATAGCTACTTGTAAAGCTAACAAGACCTACATCTACATACTTGTATATGTTGTCAATAGGCCACTCTCCAACCGGAGTTTTGGATATTGATGATGTATAATCAGTATAAGCACCCCCTATATACTGACCATATGGTGAGTAATAACCACTTCCTGAGATTGCTAAGTTTCCATTAAGATCATCCAACACAGTCCAAACTCCAGAAGCTGTTGTCACTGCTAGCGGATTATATAGACTACCACTATTAACTGCGTAAGACCAGCTCATACTCATGCGTACGGAGCCTGGTAGTATTGCCTCTCCAAATTTGGATTGTGGCATGCTTATCATCTGAGCTTGATCTTCTAGATACCTTACTTGTTTGTTTATATTACCACTTCCAAAAGAAGCTTTATTATTTGTGTAGAAGTCTCTGTAATATAGATGCTCTACTGACCTATGTATAACTCTCTGGAACTTACCATTAGCTGTCGTCAACTCATCTTGTTCGAATAGAGGGTTACCTTGATCAAAGGTGTCTTTTAGTGGATCAGCTTGTGGGTAGTTGGATATTGGATTGTAGTTGGCTTGATATATTGTATATATAGAACCACTAAGGTTATTTTCAATAACGTCAGCCCAAAGTTTATATGTTCTAAAAGGTGTTATGCGTACGTCTGACTTATCAAGACTCTTAAATACTCCTGCCATTTCATATAAATATAGTTAAAAAAAGAAACCCCTAAGCAATTAGTGGTTCTATTTACGAATGCCCTTCTAGGATAGGTTTAATGTTATTAATAATAGTGTCTGGATTTTGTTTTATGTCACTCTCCCAAAACCGAATAACAGCATATCCCTTTCTAGCTGCTAATTCTGTCTTGTATTGCCTTTTGGCAGATATTGCAAATTCTTTCCATATAATAGCAAATCCTCTCGATAATAAATGTGGAGAGGATTTGCCAAAGTGTACGTTCTAGTTTAACTTTAATTAAAGCCTCTCAGAAGTCGAGCTTGATTTTGATTAATGCCTCCCTATTAAAACTTTTCAATAAAGGTCGGCTTAGCTTTGCAACGGCAACTAGTCTGTTAATTGTATCATACATACCAATAGTCGTTATATAAACACTAGGGTTACGAACCATACTTGCGTGTAAGAATCCTCCACTTGAGCCAGTTACAAATGTTGGGTTGTTTGAGAAGTTAAATTGTCTATTTGTAATTCTTACGAAGTAGTGTGTTGATGTTACCTTCTCTTCACTTCTTGCTTGAAAGTAAGATGATCCAGAGATTCTAGCTGACATCGTTACATGGTTTCTTGGCTGAGTTGTTGCTAGGCTTAATACGTCAGCCGCTGCTGTGTTGAAGTTAGCTCCCAATTCACTCTTTAGCCTAGCTGCATTAAATACATATATACCCTGGTCTGGGTAGAATAAACCATATACTGTTGATGATGCTGAAACACCCCCTGATCCGCTGTATATTCCAAAAACACGTCCTGCTTCATTTATTGTTGGTGATTCTCCTTGACCGCTTCCATCAATAAATGTTCTGAACGCTGTGTTCCAAGTTGAGGATACTGACCCACTTCCTAAACGCAATTCCCAATTTCCTGGATCTACCTTTTGACGGAAACGAGCTCTTGCTACGTTAATTACAACAACATCGTCTGGATTATCACTTCCAAATGTAAATGCTGCATCCGTTGGAGGAAGTAGCATGTTTTTATATTGAGAGTATATTGCTCTGGTTGGTGTATCGTTTGTGTTTTGTCCCGTTGTATTTGCATCACCATAAGAACCACTCCCTTTTCTGTGGCCATATGCAACAGCGAATTGTACGGCTGCATTTGGATCTGATTGTGGATCTCTATGATAGATATTCGCGTAATAGTCTCCCGATTGAGACAGTTGTGTAGACGATGTGAAAAAACCTATACCACTAGCAAATGATTGTGAGTAGGGGTTCATAGTCTCAGACCATATTGGTTGGGATATAGTCTGGATATCACCTGCTACGATATCATCTTGTGTAAAGTGTTTAAAAATCTCTGCCATGGTATTTTAAGAATTTAATGGTGCAGATGTTTGTACATCTAGTGTTAGAAATTGAGAGGGATCAACTGAAATAGATATAGTTTTAAATCCACCAGTCTCATTGCCAACAATTGTTAATAATGCTCTTTTGATTGTTGTACCAGCTTGTGGTTTTGCTTTTATAATAAATTTAGAACCAACTCGTGTGATTGTTTTTCCTGCAGTAGTCATTCCTGTAATCTCATCATCTATGAAATTAGCAGATGTACTAGCTAAATTAGCATCCGATACGGATGTAATTACAGATCCTTTTGTTCGAGTTTGATTTGAAACTGCTCCATCTGGGGCTATTTCTATAGTCGCTACGGTATCGTCGCTTAGTATAGCTGTATATCCAGCTCCATCATTACCACCAGCTAAATTCAAAGTACTTGGTGATACCGTTACCTCTTGTTTTAAAGAGGTGATTACAATGCTTGATGGGTTTACACTAATTACAGGAATGCCTATCACATCCTTTGGTAGTGTAAGTAGCTTGTATCTCAACATCTGCGATTCATCTGGTAATGCCTCTAATACCGGCATGTTTTCTATTACTGCACCATAGTAGTTTGTACCTAATGTGTGTGCAGGATTCCATAGATCATAGTCTATTTCGTCATCTGAAAGAGCAAATTTAACAATATTCAATCTACCACCCGAAGCTAATATTTGACGTCCTTTATTTGTCAGTATTGCGTCGACAGTAACTGTTGTTCCATCTAAGTATCCCATGTTTTAATCTATATAAATTTGAATATTAATCCGTTTTTTGTTTTGTTTAACCTAATAGTATGTTATCTAATATAAATATGTTACTTTTTAGAAAACTACCTTATTTGGAAATTTCCTCTAGCAGATGGTTTTGAAACTAATTCCACTCCTGTTCCAGTTGTTATTGTAATTACAGGACCTCCATCTACTGTATCCGGACTATCTATATTATAGTCCGCTGAGGTCATCTTGCATCCATCGTAGCGAGCGTTCCTCATACCATAACTATCTCGTAAATGAAAATCTTGAACCTCTGCTCTATAATTTATTGACTTAACTGACAAAGCTCGTATTTCGAGACGGCCAAAAGGTTCTGCGTATCCTACCTTTCCTAAGATCCCTAAACTATTTCCATCAGCTTTTGTTCTGAAAGTGTAGGTTGTTGGTGTTGATGTTACTGAAATATCCTGTGTGTATATTGAATTAAAGCTTCCGTAAAATAAAGTTACAGTTGCTGAACCATATAATCCATAGTCGCTGAGTGTTATGCTTATATCATATAGGTAGTCGTGTGTTTGTTTTTGGTTTGGTTCGAAATAAAAAGCATGTAATGCTATTGATCCTGAGTAATTACCAGATGGACGATATTCAAATTCTACCAAGCTTGAGGATTGTGCAGTGTTTATAAGGTATAAGCCATTGATATTATTCATTCCCCAATGGTATTCTCCTGTGGGATCTAGTGCAGTTATAACACCACCACTACCAGTAAATGAGCTGGAAATTCGTAGGCCATATTGTGAGGTCCATTTATTATTCTGGAAGGCTATTGATTCTGTGAATCTAGTTGAGCCAGTCTCCAATGCGTAACTACCGGTGAATGCCTTATTTGCAAATACATCTAATCCATAAATATCACTACTGTTGTTGAAGGTTTCGCTATATCTAGAAGTTATTACTGTTGGGTTTAGTGCTTCACTGTATGCATAATGACTACTCGTTACTTGATATGGTGCTGATACACTTGCTCCACTTCCACTAGTTGCCCAAGTCATAAAGGTATATTGTGTACCCTCCACTCTAGTGTCTCTTCCATATTGCGAAACGCCTAAATCTACCAGTCCAGTTGTACTCTCAGCGGTAGATAGATTATCATCTACACCTACACTGTTAAACTGATTAGCGTAGCTTTGGTCAAAGGTTGGAGACATAGTTACCTTTGTTCCATCTAGTATAACATAATCAACTTCTGGAGAAGCTAAGTCTGGTATCATATTAATATTATGTCTCGGTCCTTTGTATGTGTGTGTTGGATAATTTATAATATCATAATACTCTGATACGCTCTGTTCTTCTCCTTTTAAACTTATAATATAATTATTAGCACCTCCAATTACACCCTCTGGTACGTATCCATTATTTGTATGGCCGGGTTGATTTCTATTTGATTCTCCATCACCATCTTGAATAGCTCCTCCTACAGTCCATATTGTATCAGGCCGTGCGTCAATTGAAGAGCTATGTTGTAATTCTTCGAATGTAGGGACTGTTGATCTTATTTTTGATCTTTCTATTATTGTTGGTTCAAGTACTAATCCAACTTGTGTATTTGCTCTATATGGTACAAACTTCTTGATTAATTGAAACAACGATGCGTCGTAGTGTTTAATTAATCTAATATAGTTTTGGGTATTATTTCGACCTTGTGTGAGTTTTTTACTATATTCGTATTTTAATCTATCTAAGGTTGGGTATGTGTCTAATGCAAGGTGACTTGGATCTCCTATATAATCATCTATACTTATTCCACCAAACTGCTCTGCTATGTCTTGGTTAATTTCGTTTTGTGGGGAAAGGTATATTCCTAAACGAGAGCTATCTGGTGGTTGGGTATCCGCTAAACTTCTCTGTGTTTTGTTATCTCTCCATAACTCTGGTGGTCCAGTTCCAGCCGTTGTTGTGTTTTCTATTCTTATTTTGGTTCCAACACTTCTGTTTCCTCCTAAATCTGGCCACTCAAGAGAGTGTTTTTCTACTAGTGGTTCATATGATCCCGAAGATACTGGTTTAAATCTATAAAAAGTTGATGTTTTTGGTATGCTGTTAACAAACTGTGCTTCTGTTTGATTTGGGTGTTGAGAAGTAATACTTGCTGTACTATTATATTCAATCTTTTTATTGTCCGAACCTAAACACAACCTAAACGCCAAATCTGCAAAACTAGAAGTACTTCCGGTATGTATTTCGTCTGTGTTTCCTTGAAAACTGGTTGGCGTTAAAGCGTGGTTGTTTAATATAGCATTTTGCATTGGAGTTGACCAATACCTAAGCTCCTGTACACTACCAGATAATATTTGCATAGACTCAGATTCAGCATATGTATATGATCCAGATCCAGGAATCCACAGACTTCCAGTTGACACAAAGGAGGTATGATATGATCCGCTAGTGTTATCAATATACAAACTAGCGGTTTGTGTTGAAACAACTTTATCGTAGTTAACTTTTTTTGCTATAAGTGTGTAAGTTTGATTTGTGGCTGAGTTATCTGAGGCTGTACTTCTTTGTAATGTTATGCTGTGAAATGTTCCATCGTATATTGACGAACTCACGCTTGCGGTTGCCCATCCCCCACTTCCACTCAAATAGAAACCCAGATAGTTCCCACTTGCACTCTGGAAAGCTTGTACCTTCCACTTCTCTGGTACTTCTAGTATTGTTTGGGTTTTGGTCTGCCCCTTAGCCATCTTCACTCTTAGTTGAACTGACATTGGTATTAAACCATTACCCACCAACTTCTGCCATGGTGTACTTATTAGTTGTGATGGATCAGTACCACCACTATTTAGATTATTCCAACCAACATTTAGTGCGTAATTAAACCGCTCATATTGTAAATCGGTCTTTGTATCAAACTCTGGTTCAGCTCCTCCATACTCTCTTATTCTTAAAATTGTTTGTGGAATACCATAACAGTTGATCAAAGCCCTCACTCCTCTCTCTGTACCTTTTGTTTTTAATAGGTAGGGAAGGTTATTTATGATTCGCTTCCAAATCTCTTTAGTCTTGTCATCACCAGTTGCTTCATATTGTGATTGTATTGATCCAGAAGCGTTCGTCCCTAATGTATATGACCACAAGTCTTCTAATACATTACCGTTTTCAAAATTAATACCCAAACTCTCAGCTACATTATATATTAGCTCTTTACTAAACCCCTCGTATATTGATTGCTGTCGATCTGTAGTCTCTGTGATTTGTTTTATATATAGTAATATTGTATCAAAGTAGTGACCCATCATACTAACCAGCAAGGTGTATTGATCATTTGATGCATCCTCTAATACGTGTGCAGGTATTAGTTTGTATAGGGATTGGTCGTTATTGTTGTCAAATAAACTAGCAGAGTCAAATACTCCTTGATACCAGTCCGCCACCTGAGATGATGTTATTGAATAATTTACATATGGTTTTGAGCTATTGGATTTTGGCCATGTGGATGGATAAAACTCCCCATAACTACTACTCTCATAGCTACTTGAATTATTATATACATATTTCTCATAAGAATCAAAACCACCCAATAACGCTGCTCTCTTTGTCTGTGTGTTAATTAGGTTTGTTTTAAAAACCAAACTCGAAGATACACCACTACTTGGTGATCCTATTAGGTTTGTTGTTAGTATTGCTAACTTACTATCATAATCCTCCAACAAAGCTACTTTGTACCTAAAATTCTCTAGCCGCTCTGCTGCTGAACCGAGTACAATATGGTTTTTAAACTTCCTATAATCTACATTAAGCTTAATGCCCTCTATTAGTGACCCACTTAATAGGCTATTTACAATGCCCTCTGTTGTTTGGTGATTTGTTGTTAGTATGTCGTCCCAATCCTTATATGGTGTTGTTACGTTTGTTTGTACTTTACTTATTACATCCCAATTTGGTCCTGCTATTATTGTTTGGTTGGGCTTTCTTTTAGGTGGTACCATTACAATTGTATCTGTAATTGTATCACTCATTTGTTGTGCTACCCACACTCTATCACCTACGTTAATTGTTGTTGGTAGTGGTGAATTAAGCTTTAATATAATTGCGTAGGGGGTTATTGGAAGTGTGTAAATATCTTGTATGTAGTCAAATATACCATAAGACTCTACACCCGCATCTGTCTGTTTAAATATAGATAAATTAGTGAGGGTTTGTTTTTTTGGTAGAGTAAATAGTTTTTTGGAAAAGAATTCTAAATAATTAGCGTTACTTATTGTACTACTCGGTGCTGCGGTTATTCTAACCTCCAACCCATCTGAGCTAACCTCTTGGATCAATACCTTATGACCATCTCCAGATCCTAGGTAATTTCTATGAAACTTATATTCAGCAATATACTTTCCAGATACATAACCTAAATTCCTTATATCCTCCTCAACATCTAACTCTATACTACTACCCCTCTTAGTTGAGGTGTTAATTCTGTAGTTTGATTCTAGAAATACATTTACAGCGTTGTAAACATCCAGTATAATAGTGTCATTTGGATATTGTGAAACATCACTTGACTCCACTCCAAAGGGTTTTACTGCCGTATTAGGTATTACGATTCCTAACGGTTGGGCTGTGTTTAATTGCTTTGATTTGGGAGTTTTTGATTTAGGTTTAATGGATCCATCTGGAAGCAATTTGGTACCTATAGTTCCCTCTGGAATTGTTGATAATCTTTGTGTTCGCTTGTTACCCACTTATTTTATTATAAATATGCCTAAAGAAAAGTTACTACGTCTTTATAGTTTGTCTTCTGATATATTCTCTGGGCGGTCTTTTGCAGCATCCTCTGTACCCACCACACCTTCAGTGAACCTATCTATCTCCTCTTGTGTGATACTAGTAATCGCATCTCCCTCTCTTTTGCGAAGCTCTCTTTCGTATGATTGTAAGTTATCATTTCGATGATACAAATCAATAACAATTGGCGGTGGTGGGATTTGTGGCATTATTGCCTTATTTTCGAAATCACCTGGCTCTGACGTGTCGTTTGTGTTTGAGTATAGTTTTTGCTTTCGCAATCCCAAAACAGTAAAGTTGGCTGGTGGTATTGAATAGCTAGCGTGATTATCATCTATACTACTATTATCTGTTATTATTAGTTTAGCCATAGTTACACCACATCTTGGGTATCCATATTCAACAAACCTTTTACTATTTAATTTTTTACTTCCAAAGTCGTTTCTGTATATTTCTGATTTATCCCACCCTTTCATCTCAAATTGACCATCATCCATTGCTTCTGAGTTGTGTGTAAATTTTATAGAAACCTCTACCGATCTTGTGTTTTTGGGAATCAAAAAGGTAGTTCCTACTGCAAACATTGCTGCTGCCCCCCTATCATTTAACGCTCTGTATTTTCTTTTATCGGCTAATCCTGTTAAGTTATCCCATGGAGCGGCTCCTACTTCTCCAGGATAGTATAGTTTGTTTTTATTATACTTAACCTTCTTTATAAAGAATGCTGCATTTCTATCAAGACCCATCATGGGACTATCATATATTGGTACTGTTTTTGATCTATCTGTATCGTATATTGGGTAGGATATTATTCGAGCTGACATACCTATGGCAGTCAATCTATCTACTATCTGCATGTGATAGTCTTTTATTCCTAAACTCTCCCCTGGTATCGTTGTAGCTGTTATCGGGTAATCGGCGTTTTTGAGGTTATATAATACAATAGCGTTTTTGAGGTTAAATTCTCCACCAGATGATAGTAATAGTGGTAGTTGATTTATTATTGTAGGATCAATACTTCTAACTGTGTCATAAACCAATTCTATTGTAGCTGTACCTATTCCGTCTAGCTTTATTGTATAGTTGTATCCAATTATTGGTCTATCGCCGCCATCGGTTAGTGGACCGAGTGCATTTGTTGTTGAATATTTTTGTCCAAATATATGAATTTCATTATTGTTAGTTTTTAACATTTCGAATATAGGATACCATGTGAGTGGTAGTTGTGCTTTTTCTTTTATTGCAAATACATCCTCAACAGTTGGACCCTCTATATCTACGCTCGACAATACAAATCCACTAGCACTTCTAGTTGTTATAGTTATTTGTGTTGTATCTTCCATTAGTGGAATAATATCTATAACACTACCTTCTACCAATGTAGGTCTGTCATCGGCATTAGATGCTAATCTTTTGAAGAAATCATCTGGATCTGATACATACCAGTTGAATGTCTGTTCACCGTCTGTTGTTAGTACTCTTATCTTGTAACCAGTAATCCCAGCACCTACATAGCAAAAAAACTGACCATTTAGATTGGTCATTCCCATAACTTGCCCATCTATTATAGTATCGAGATCGTTGAGCTCTACTACTTGGCTCACTGTTGATGATTCCTTACCATCGTTCTTTTTAAATTTAATTTTATCTCTAGTAATATAGGTTAATGCTTGACTCTCTATCTCACTTACTAAACCAATAACTTTTTCGGTGTTTTTATTATATGCATCCATCCACCTCAGGCCTGGAAAAAAACCAGCGTAGGTTCTATATTCTAGATCTTCGTTTGGAACTATATGTGATGGATTATCGTGTAAATTCCAAACTTCCCATCCCTCAAGAGCGTCTTCAGGATTGCTATTTGTGTCTATTTTAAACAAATCCCTGTCCTTTAAACTCCACTTCTGCAGCATTGGATATAATAAACTACTATGTCCTCCTAAACAAAAACGAAAGTCATCTGGATATCCTCCACCCTCACCTACTACCCTATCTGCAGTCATATCATAATACATAAAGTTTGGTAGGCTTCCAAAATTTCCTGTTAGTGTTTGGTCACTCACAAATGCTCTAGTAATTATATCTGAGTCAGATTTCCAATTTTGTTTAGAGGATCCATTTTTTAGCAGGTTTCGGAATATCTTGGGATGTTTTTTTGGTTCAAGTACTTTTAATCTAACCCTACTCGACGTTGTGGTTCCGTATGCATTAGAGACTTCGCACGTATATATTCCTGCAGTATTTGCGTTGACCTCGGTTGCTGGTATATTGATACCAGGTATTCCTTTTCCGTTGTTGAGGGCGTTTATTGCTGTAATTGGTGCGTCATCCTTCTTCCAAACATACTGCAGTAATTTATCATTACCTATTTCATTTAAACTCACCAAAGATGGATCTTCTGCTAGAATAAACATTTCTATCTCTGTCCCAACCAACACCTCATATATACCAAATGCCGGGATAACCTCTAGATAACTAGGTTGTCCTTCTACATACTCACCAATCCATGTTTTTTGTCTTACGTTTTTGTTTAAATTAGAAACAATCACTGGGGGTATTGGATTTTGAGGCATTAGGAAGAAGTCTCCAGATCGGAGTTCTTGTGTTTGAGTTGTTGATCCTATATGTACTGTCAGCTTTTTCATTATAAATTAGTTTGGGAATCTAGTACGCGTGGGTATTTTATTGTATATACAACCCCATCTGCCCCTCTTCCTAATACCGGTGATCCGTTTAAGTTCGGTCCAATCTGTGGTGCCATACTGACAGCATATAATGTGGTTGTGTATTGTGGATCTGGAGCTGATTTTATTATAACTATCCCTACTGTTAATTGATTAATCAAGTAGTCTTGGTTTAGTTGGGCTAAAGTTTTGCCTGATCCGTAGAAATGTGCGTTTATATCTCTAGTAAATAATACCTCTTCAACAAACCTTCTTGGTATATTATTAAGGGGATCTGTGATATCTAGTTGCTTATTAATCTTTTGTTCTAAAACCTTATAGGAATTATACAACCTTGTAACATTATTAGCTACATCTTCTGCTTGTGTAATTGTTGTTTTAATATATTCCAAAGCCTGTACTCCATCTAGCTTGACGTCTAGTTGACTAACTAGTGGAATACCCAATCCCCCTCTAACTAAATCTGCTGTAAGCATCTCCATTGGTAGTGTGAACTCCAACTCTCCATTAGCATTAATTTGGTATTCTAAAACATCAAACTGAACGTAATCTTTTTGTATATCTGAATCTAAACTAGGTGCTACTACTACCCCACCAGGTAAACTACCATCTTTATATATCTTGATTGGTGTTTTGGAATCCAAATCAACTAAGAGGAAGTAGGTGTTTGTTTTACCAACACTTGCATCATATTCACCAGTACCTTGATTAATTTTTCGAGTCATATAGTGTAATACATATCTAAACTTATCTTTCCAAAGTGCTGTTGGGTTTGTTTTTCCTTCGGGATTGAATTCAGAATTAAGGGTGGCTATCTGTCCTACTATGGCTTGTACAGCTATTCTCGTCTCCTCAACCTTAGTCTCTGATAATTTTGTATCTATGTTATTGGGTAGTTTTGCGTATTTCCGTACCAAATTTCTATAATCCCCCATACTATAATCTAGAGCTGATATTGAAGCCTCAAAGTCCAACCTACTGAGTGTGTGTGGTTTAATACTTTGTCCACTTACAAAGGGAAACACAGATCTAGGAATTACTCTGAATGGCGTTTGACTTGTTTCTTTGTTTGGTGATACTGTTTTTAACACCATTCTAGTTGTGTTTTTTTGAGAAAAATCATCACCACCATTATATATTATTGTAGAGTCTGATGTGTGTTTGAAATACACATACATATCTCTTTGCAATACATCTAGTGGATCAAATACTGCAGTACTATCTAATGCGCTTGGTACAGCTACGCGGGGTCTGCTGTTTGTATTAAAGGTAGCTGATGTGTAATGATTCGTTGCTGCGGTTTTGTGTTTCTCAATTGGTATTAGTGCTAGGGATAATCCTGTGATTGCTAACCTTGGTGGTGGTGCTAATGGTATTTGTTCTGTTTTTGGTTTATCCTTATATCTTGAATCCTTTGATAATATTGTTTGAATAAAATCTACCTCCCCACCTTCTCCCTTTTGTTGAAAAGTTGCCTTTTTGTAGTTTTTCTCCCAACCAATCGTTTCGAATATCAAATCCGAACCGTTGTTTTTCGCGTCGAAGTGATTGAAAATTCTCCAATCATTTGTTATATAATTCAAGCTTACCCTTATCTTGGTTGTACTTGGATTAAGGCGTTCGATTACCAGTCTATTGAATTCTAAATATTGACCATGGGTTGGTCTGTCATTTGGATTTGGGTATAATTCATCTGCTGTAAACAGTGTTGCATCGTTTTCATTGCCCAAGGAGGTAACTCCTAATTTGTATATATCCTCTGTGTAGTACCTCTTTCCTATGTGGTTTGATATTCGCTTACTCCATGGGTCTGTGAGTGTTACTGTATTTGGATTAGATGTAGTGCTACCATTTGGTTGTAATATTTTACTTATTAACCTAGTTTCGCTATCAAATTCCTCTATTGTTACGTAACACCTATCTACAACCTTTCCAGGTCCGGCCATAAGGAAGTTCTCAAGACTAACCCTAGGAGCTCCCATGAAATAATTCTTAGCATCAATTCTCTGGTCTGGGAAGAGTGTACTTAATGTTGGTATATATTGACTAATAGCATTACCAATATAGCAACCAAATATAGCTCTCACTCCAGCAATACCGTAAACACTACCTTTAATTTGGTTTTGTATTTCGCTCACATCTATATCTTGGTATGCTTTTACAAAGAAGCTTCCTCCGGCTTTTTCAAACTTATAAACATCTCTAGAAAAGTAACCACCCTTTCCTTTTTTGCTAAAATCTGTTGCATAATCTATACCCTTAACTACTCCAACTTCTAGTTGGTATGGTCGTGGATGCATAGTATCGGCATTATATCCAAATATGTCAACTCGGTTTGGTTGCTTTAGTTCTGTAGTATCTCTTTTTGATAACTCTCTAGCGATGAGTGTGTCGGTATCTCCCTCCCAGCCGGTAGTGCCGTCAGTTGCACTTCCGTTTATTATTAGATTTTTATAAAAATAAGCATCTAAATCTGGATTAAGCACTTCTATTGTTATTGGCGATGATATTACCAATCCTATGTCATTTGATATTTCACAAATATAAGTTCCAGCTGATTCAGGTTGTATTCTTTCAAACCCAATAACATTACCTATTACTATCGTTTTACTTTGTAGCGATTGTTTTTCGTGCGTTCTTATGATTCCGTCATTAACCTTCCATGTATAGTTTAGGTCTTGGTTGGCTTGTTTTATTGTTGGAATACCATTCTCTACGTTTAGTGTATTTGGTTGTTTGGCTTCTATTTTTAATTCAAAAGTAGAACCCTGCATCACCTTTATTGTTCCATCTGGAAATATGTGTAAATTGTTTCCTGTAGCGTTTGCTATATTTGAGGGGATTATTTTTGGTGATGATGCGTCTGCTATGTTCGTAGTTATAATGGGTGGTTGATTTATTATCACCGGCATTAAACTATATTGCGTTTCGTTTTCATTTACACTACTTGTTGGCAATAGTATTGCAATATTCCCCGTCGTTGTTGATGAAATACTATCATTAATATCTCCGCTTAGTGTATCATCTAAATTTCTCATTGAGTTCTTGAAACCTTAAATATCCAACTATTATCGTGAATTTGAAAACCGAAAGATCCAGGGTTTGGAACCTTTAGTAGTATTTTATAGTATCGCTCTGGTTGGAATCCCTCGAGAGGAAGACTAAAATAATTTCCGTTATTATCTACACTCAAACTAGTGTACTCACTAAAGTTAATAATTATATCGTCTGTTTGAGCACTACCAATTGCGTATTGTGTTCCGCTAGGTAGCTTATATCTATCTAAAAATACTGAAGAGGTTGCAAAGGTTGGTGTTGGATACTGGTATCTCGCTCCAAACTGAATTGTTGGGATCGATGATTCTGCATACTCCGATTGTAAATTTATTGCTATAATGTTATATGGTTCGGTTGTATCTATCTGCGTTAGTGTTGTACTTGTAACACTTTCGTCATATTTTGCCTCAACCACTGGTGAGTATATGGTATGTGTATCTTTACTAAAAAACTTGATACTTTTAAACTTAGATAGCGATATCTCGTTTGTTTGTTGTTTTTTAACTACAAAACCGTGGAAAGGTATTGATCCCGATTGTACTGCTCTAATGATACTATTAACATTCATATTCACATCAGCAGCTTTATAACTAAATGATTGAGATGCCGCTGACGATGTATACCAAGCTCCTCCTCCAGGTGTAGTAGTATAGGATCCAGTTGTGAGTGCGGCAAATAATGAAGTGGGCCAAGCTGATACCAGATCTAGTTTTCCATTTCTGTAATACCAACTTACACCTTCAGTTGTTTGTGGGCTATTTCCATACCGACCTATACCCATATCCCAACTTTGTGAAATGGGATAACAATCTAGTGTGTATTCTAATGGAATCTCCTGCTCCTCTGTTGCATACAACCTTAAATTCCAACTAAATCTATTGGGATCAAGTCCTAAATCTACTATACTAGCTGATATTGCAGTGTAGTCAAAATCTACTAATATTCGCGAATTATAGCTGCTAGTGTTGTCTATTATCTTAGATAACTCCAATATAGCATCCAATCCTGTATTCTTTTCAGGATCTTTTTCGTATATTGTTGCGTCTTTTTTGGGGTAAAATCTTAGTATCATACTAGTGTGTGGCTATTCGCCCTTTAATATCGTTATCTGGAAATTTAACTTCAAAAATAGCTGGATCTAGGCTTGGGTATATTATTCCATTTCTTGTCGCCGCTTCTATATTATAAACCACATTACTATAGTCCAACAACTCATTATTTAGGTTTTTAATTCTAACACCAGTTACCGTTTGAACACCATTTGCTGTTAGTAATATATTGTATATATCACCATAAACTATAGGTTGATTAATTTGCCACTTATCTGGTTCAAAAAACTCTTTTAATAAATTAATGCAATTTAGTATTGCCTCGTTTGCATTAAAGTTAGGTAATGCTATTATATCAAAATCTACTCCTATATCTATAATGTAAGCATCTCTTATATTAATACTATCCGTTAACATTCTATATTGTGAAATATAAGTCTTTAGGTTTTCTTTCACTGCGCGATTTGCCTTTGTATATTGTTTTAGGTTGGTGTAACCTAACACATACATATTCATCGCAAGTGGATTAGCTACATTATCTTGTACTTCCGAGGTACCTATGTTTGATTGCTCATCTGGGGTGATAAAAACCTTTGCAACACTTCCAAATACGTTTGGCATTGCATAAGCTCTTACTATATAATCCTCCTTAGTTACAGCTCTATTTTGAGAAGTAAACTGACCGAGTGTGTTCTGTCTTATTTCGTCTAAGGTTTCTTGACTTCTACCCCCTACTGCTGCTGTTAGGTTGTTAATAGCTACAGAGTTTAATATATTTGTATTTAATATTCCTGTAGCTTGTGGAAAGTTGTTAGTATTTGCGTTAATTGCAGTTATTTCTGTTATTGTATTACTAGGTACATTTGATAATATCCCACCACCAACTAAATAGGTAACTGTTAGTGTTGTGTTTGATGGGGCAATTCCGTAGGTTGATGTAAATATTGGTGACTGAGGATCTATTGATACATCTATGTCATCCTTTCCAGTTGGTAGTTTAAGTCCAATATTCTCAGGTGTTGCTAGTAGCTCTTCATCGGGTGAAGAACTTACACCTGCTCCAAATTGAATCTCCAATCCAACCTCCGTTACTCTTGCTATAAAGCGGCGAGGTACTCTTTTTAGTTTCATTAGGTATGGAGTGTCTTCGCTATATTCAGCCGCATCTGGATCATTGTAGGATGTATTTATTACTTTTTCGAAAATGGTATCTTGTGCTAGGTATGGTACCTCGTACCACTCATTACCATCTCCATCCACTATGTTATCAATCCCGATTACATCGTCTCCTTCGATTTGAAACTTGAAAAATTTCTGAGTACCAACCACTTCGATGCTTTTGGTTTTCGGTTCAGCGGAGATTGCTGTAACTATCTTTTTAGCTAAGAAATAGTTTGGTGCGTTATTGTTATCTACTGTGTATACTGATATTTCGGTTGGAGAATATACATCGTTAATAGAGAAGTCTACGGCATCCTGTATTAGAAACTCTATATTACCTGCTGTACTCCTTCCCCTCATTCCAGCTGGAATTTTGAGTGCATAATTGGTATCATGTACAACGTTTTCACCACTACCAGATGCTGGGAGTAATTGGTATATCTCTATATCTACCTGAGATGGTACACTTATTTTTGGTTTGTATCCCATAGTTGATGCGATAGATAATATACTTCTACGCTCTGTTGCATGTGCTAATAGTGTCTCTTTAAATTGAGAATCTACATAGTAGTTTAGTACATCTCCAACATAGGCAGCCATCTCGATAAACATCATTCCTGGTGATGCTTCATTAAAATCATTATAAGTATCTGGGTAATAAACTTTTGTGAAATCTATTAACCCCCTCTTCAAGGAGTCAAAATCTCTACCCAAGTACTTTATATCCTTTGATGTTGTTTTTGGTCTGTTAGCCATTCTGTTGTGTGTTTATGATCTCAAGTTGTATAGATTTCGTATCAAGTTGATTACCTATCAAACTAATCTCTAAGACCAAATTGATGCGGTTTGACTCAACATTGTTGTTTATATCTAGTGTATTAATAAATATGTAAGGTAACCAATATTGAAAACTATCTCGTATAACTCCCCCAACTTCCACTAATAAATCATCTATTGTGTTTTGAAAAACTAAGTTTCGTAGGTTACAACCAAACTCTGGTTGCATAACGCGCTCACCTCTATTTGTTTGTAATAGGTTTTTTGCATTGGCTGCAGCCTGGTCTAATGATAGATAGTTGAGTTTAAAAGAGGTTCCAGTACTAGTGTTCATAGGTAAGTCAATACCAATCGCTGTGTTTGGTTCAAAATCAATTGGATCTATTCTTACTTCTGTTGCCATTATTTATTTGTTCTATATTGATCAGCTGCTTTCAAAACTTGTGAATAATCCTTCATGAATGACTTTGTTGGATCACTATATCCCCCAGTCTCGGGAAGTGGTGCGTCGTCACTCAACATGGATGATAAACTCCCCAATCCCATATCAGCGTGTTGTGCTGTCATGGGTCCTCCATTCATGTCTGGCCACTCTTCTTCTTCTTGATAAGACTCCCTTAACATATCGTTCGCAGTTTCGTTTAATAAATCTCCTAGGGGGCCGTCAAACGACACCATTGGAGTTGTTCTTCTTTGTATATTTTTCTGCTTAACTTGTGGAATTTGTGCAGGTTGGATTGTTTTTATTTTGGCTTCATTTAGTAGTGGCTTTATTGTTTTTAATTCCTCTCGGACAATTGTGCGGACCTCTTCACGTATAACCTTACGTATTAAATTTACAAAATCGGATGCTTTCATGTTGTTTATATATAAATAGTTGCGTTTTCAGATGTAGCTACTAAAAGGTATAGGTGTTATACCAGTATTTGGTGGTGGAATCACTAAGCCAGTCATTTGTTTTATTTGTAGCTCAAAACTATGTGCAATTTCTCTTACCATACTAACTAATCCATCTTGTGGTAATGCTTTGATCTTCGCAAAAGATCCTACACCAATTGCCACGTGGTTTGTTGTTTGGTTACTCCCTCTCCAAGTTATTCCAGTCCAAAATACACGTGCAGCTAAGCCTAGAGCTATTGACATAAACGCAGCTTCGGTATTTACTAGCCTACTCTTTATTTTATCTAAATATTCTCTATGTTCCTCTTTCAACTTATCTAATCTAACTTGTATTTTCTTTTTCTGCTTATCAATAAATGTATCAACATCCTTCTTTATAGTAAGTATAATTCCATCTATTATATTTCTAAGCTTTACTATTAACATCACTATTATAGATTGTCTTTTGTTTAGTATATCTTTTATTTCTCCCAACCGCTGTATGTACTCCTCGTCGTCGCTTATTGGGTTTGTCACTAAAGTTGCTATAAATTGGCGTGCCTTTTGTAGGTGCTTAGTTTCTAGTTGGGTAAAATGCGTAACTACTTCTAGATTATGAAAAGCGCTAGCAATAGACTCCATCTTACTCTGATCCGTAGCTAGTTCTATAATCAACTTCCCCATAACTATAGGATCATCAACTTTAGCGCTTATTAAATCCTCAATAACCTGAATCCCTTTAATTAAAACGCTATCTGTGTTGTTGGGTGTTTTTTTAAGTTCTGTTTTGAATCTTTTCGTTTCACTCGCCACATCCTCCCTAACTAACTTCTCCGTAAAGCCTACCAAAATAACACCTATAGCCCGAACTATTATATCTACTTGTTTTAATTTTAACATCTTCTTTTCAAATGCTTTTTTTTCTTCCTTTAGATTATGTTGATCTAATTCGCTCCCGCTTTGAATTTGGAGGTCAAAGAAACCCTTACCGATATTTGTTATGTTTAATTCACTACTAGCGTAACGATAGTCTTTTTTAACTACTAGTGTTTTTAATAAGTCGGTTGAACTGCTTATCATCTTCGCTGCAGTAATAGCTTGTCTGTTGTAATATTTTGCCTTTGCTTTGAAATCCTCTACACGTCTACGTTTTGCGTCGAGTATCTTCTCCTTCTCTTCAATATCTGCAGCAGCTTGTGTTTGGTAACTCTTTAGTGGTACTAGGTTTAGTAGGTATGATTTAATATCCCTTTCGATTTTTTCTGTTTTGGTTGCTATGTGTTTTTTAATACCCTTCTTTAATAAATCTGCCTTTGTTTTTATTTTTTTTATAATAGGTTTTATGTTGTCGTTAATATATCTAAATAAATCCATTAGCGATATGCCAAGTCTAATTGCTGGAAACCTAATTGGTTCTTTAACAACCCTATCATCTACACTTCCTTTGCTGTCATATAAAACCTGAAGATCTATTTGTAATTTTTCTATCTCTCTTACAATATGCTCTATAGTCAACTGATAAAATACTAGTTGATTTCTTTTTGTTTCAAATAGGTGTTTGAATGTTTGGAGGTCTGATTTAGTAGATACTATTATCTCTGAGACTGTACTTGTTAGGTCTCCCATTCCCATTTCATTCATATAATCATCAACGATATCACTTGCTGGTCCTATCTTAGATTGTTGGTTTTTTGATAAACTCTTTCGCAACTCTCTTGTTTTTACTAAATCTAAAGGACTATTTACAGCTCTATCATACCCTTGTATAATATTGGCTGTGCCAGGTATTCGTACTGTAGGTGTAATTGTGGGATCAGTGTTTCTAGAATCGGTTTCTAGAATCGGTGTTTTTGGTGCTCTATCTGTCAGTTGTTTTTTAGCTTGCTTTGTTTTATCTTTGAGTTTTGAAACACTAATACTTGCATCTTCTTTTATTAGTAATAATTCATCTTTGATGTTTTTAAACTCTTCAACCAAACTACCCTCCAACACCACAACCTCACTTGTTATCTTTATTGTTCTTTTTATTATCTTTCCGATTAAATCTATTTGTTGTTTCTTTTCTTTAATACTCTCTACATGGTTTTCTTTAAACTCCTTAACCTTATCCCTAACCTTTAGATATAGGTTTTCTTTTTGACTTTTATCACTCTTTATCGTTAACTCCAATACCTTGTCTTCTAGTTTCTTTTTAATATCTTTAATTTTTGGTTGTATGTAGTTTCGGATTTCGTTCTTTTTAATATCCACCTTAACCCTTAACAACTCAATCCCTGGTTCTACTATGCGTTTAATATTATCTAGCTTAGATAGGCTATCATACAACTTCTTTAGCTTTCGTAGTTTTGGACTCTTTTTAATTAACTTTTCGATATAAGATAGGAAGGATGGGAGATCTAAAGCAATATCTGCCAACGCTTCGATGGATAAAACTATTTCGGAAAGGTGATTTGATATGTAGGCTTTTACTGCGTTAACGTTTTCGTTGTCTGTATTAAGTTCTTCGTCGATGGTTTCTACTCTCTTCTCTGCTCTCCTTGCGCTACCTGCTTGCGATTGCCTTTTTATATAATCTATTGTATTCTTTATTGATTCTACCTGACTTGGTATTTTAGTAAAGTCGTCAAACGATTTCACTTTAAAATTATTTAAAATATCTATTAAGCCCAACTCAAGACTAAATGTTTTTTCAAAAACAGCTTTGTCAATTCCTAAAGACTCCGGATCTTTTGCAAGGTTAACAAATACGTCTTTAAGATTCTTTACCTTTGCCTTTTCCTCTAATACAAGCTCCTTAACACCCTCCACTATTTCTTCTATATATCTTGGTGTGTTTTTTACTTCAACGGATGCTTTTTTGATTTGATCAGCTATATCAAGTACCTCTTTTCTTTTTTGATTTAATCTGTTCATCGTCTGTGTTACTGAACCCTTTAAGCCCTCAATAGCTAATTTTGTTACCTCCATATCTCTAGCCACGAAATAAGCTTTTAATATGTTAAACATAGCTTTCTCCTTTGTTGGATTAACCTTTTTAATTCCAGATGAACTTATTGCAAAAGGAGGTGGTGCAATTGGGTTGAGTCCTGGAGCTGGTAAGGTTAATGGGATACCAGTTGGCATGCCATCTTTCACTGTACTAATATAGTACTCTACTATGGCTTTTGCAAAGTCCTCACCACCTTTAAATTTCCCTTGCATAAGGTCATTCGATAGTGGTTTTGTAAATTTATTTTCAAAATCCAATGCCATATTATGTTGTTTTTGAACCTTCGAAGCCCCCTTGGGATTCCCAATCTACGTTATTATATGGTCCCCAAGTTGGGTGTGATTTGGGTACCATTGTGTATGGACCGGTGGTGGATACTTGGTTCTTTTTTCCTGGTTTTGTTGGTGGGTAATATTCCCAATGCCAAACCTCTGAACTTACACCTCTAATAAATCCAAACCGGTGTGCGTTTTTAGTTAACCACTCAAACACTCTTCCATTGTCAGTTAGTGCATTCCCTGGATAATGTGCATATCCTCCAGTGTTCAAATCTATTGCTATACCAGATCCATGATTTGACGATCCCGGTGGTGCTACTGCTGGATCATATGCTGATGCAGGTGCTGTTAACCAGAAGTTTTCATCTTTATTTGGTTTTCTTTCTTTTCTGATACCATATTGTGTGGTTGGTTCTAGTGTTTTTCCACTCTTTGTTGTAACTCCACCTTCCAACTTAAATGCAGGTCTGAATGCTGAATTAACAACTAGTTTCACCCCATCCTTTTTAGCGCTCTCTCTCATTGCGAAATAAGCAGTTGCAACATCTTCGCGGAATAGGTGTAGGCCTTCTCCTGGAACTAATACAACTTGTATTTGTATTTTATTGTTGTCTGGTATAGTGCCTATGGCGTAATCAAAAGTGCCTGGGTTTATAAATTCTGTAGCTCCAGTAAGACTGTGTGTAAGTACTTTATCAATTGTTATTGTTATGATATCTGGTGATAATTGCATTTGTAGAAATGTAGATACAACCTTAACTACACTCTCTAATACTTTTACCTTCTGTTTTAGCTGATCCACACCAGCAAAATATAAACTCTGGATTTGGGGATTTCCATATGGGATAAAGCCGTAGAATATACTATTATTATATATCCAATTTAAAATATCCGGTTTAATAGCATCCTTAGGACCAATTACAACCAAATTTCCAGTTTGTCTTGGATCTAGTCCAGTATGGTTTGGGTATGGGTGTACCATAAATTCCGCGATAGGACTTCTATATTTTATATATAGTGGTGGATCAAAACTATCTTGGGGTAGTGTTTTAATATAATCTTCTAAGGTTTTATAGGAGTTAGCTGGGAAGGTTGGTTCTATAACCGCAGTATTTGCTGGATCTATAGGTTGAGCTGTTACTCCTAGTATATCCTCTATCCTCACGCTTTGGTTTAACATTGCTGCGATAGCCGGAGAATTACCTGTTTTATCTTTGACAATCTTTCTTAGTTCATCTGTTACTTCAAATTTAGATAAGTAACTCTGCTCTACCTTCAATTCAACACCCTTATCACGTTTAAGCGCTTCCGCCATAAGTGTAAAATAGGTATATACCTCTGTTTTAATTACAGCTGTGCTACCTGGTATTTGTCCTAACTTACCCTTTAAGTTTATCATATATTATTCAAATATTTAACTATATAGTGTATCTACTGCTTCGAAGAATTCAGGAACATCTACTAGTGGTGATGTGATTGGTATTGTTGGTGGTGGTCTGTCTGTTATATTATTAGGTGCATCACCCATAGCTGTAATTGTACCCTTTAAACTAGTTGGATATGGTGTGATAGTTTTTGGTGGTGTTGGAGGTGGTTTAATTGTTTGTTCGTGACTAATACCATCTAAATATGCATATGTGCTTAGTATTTCTGGAATGCGAGATTGTAAACAGGCTATATCGTATTGTGTATCTTCTAGAAAGTAAGCCGGTCCAGTACTAGTTATTATATTAGCATTCTTCATTACTACCAACAAATCATCTAAGAATTCTGCCAACTTAGTTCCTAATACCAGTGGCTCGTATGCTTGATTTGGAATTGGGTCACATTTCGATTTTGGTGGGGCGGGGATGTTTGAATTAAAGGGTTCACCCTTGTTTGGAACTCCTAGAAATAAACCCATCTCCCCATATAATGTAATCGAATCTCCACTATCTATATTTACTGGTCCTGGTGATGCAATTGCTACATTTTTTCCAAAAAGCATTAGGTAGTCTTTGTTTGCATTAATCAATACACGACTACTATTTATTACAATTTGTCCGGATTTCTTTGTATAGTTATTTACAAATAAACCTTTTCCGGTTTTTATAGATAGACGTGCTTTAACAGCCTCCTGCCCTCCACCAGTCTTTTTACTTACACCTTGAGCGAATGATAAATCCTCCATAGGGAATTTTATCTCGGGAAGTGGTTCAAATGCTATCTCAATGCTTCTTCCTACTAAATCTTGTGAATTAAAGCCAGCACTATTAGGATCATCAGTACCACCACCAAAACCCGCTCCGGACGCTGATGTTCCACTGATTGCGGCCTCTATACCACCCTCCTTCTTTACACTTTCTAGTATCTCTGCGTATGTTAATTTTGGCATATTTTATCCTCCGGAGGGGTAGTTTATTGTCAAGGATTCGTAAATCTTTGCTTTTTTTGTTAAAAACTCTTTTTCAATTTCATTAAACTCAAACATACCAGTACTGTTCTTGTTAAATACCTCATTAATAATAATACACATCTTTAGCGCTGATGTTGAGTTGTTTATTAATCTATTAAACCAACCCTTTCGGAATACATTATTCTTATTTCCAGGACGGCTTATTCTATCAAAAAAATCAACCTGCGAAGCAAAACATGCTGCTGCGAATTCTGGTGCCTTATCTGGACCTAGCTCTTTTGCAACCCAATTTGCCCACCCAGTCGATCCCATACCACCTCTTCCGAATTGAAGATTAGCTACACCATCGTAGTACGCTTTATTCTTATTACCAAACACAGCTCCCGGACCTCCTCCCCATGTCATTTCAAATTGAATATACCCCAACCATGGATCTGTCGCCATAACTACTATTGGATAACCACCATTAGAAGAACAAAGGAATCCCCAGATAAACAAAGATGCGACCTTTGGACTTGAGCAGAAAGTATATAAAGCTCCTTTAACATGTTCACCACCTCTTGCACCACTAGCTACATTTGGGAAATCTTTTTTTAATGCTTGTGCCTTTATTGCTATGCTATTTAATCCCGCCGACTTAGGTGCTTCTATAAATAACCTGTTAAAGTTTGTTTGAAAGGTTGATGAAATTACACCTCGCATTGTTGGACCTCCGGAGTCGTTTGGATGATCTCCCCAACCCCCTTCAGATTTGTGAACTTGTGGAATTAAAAAGTTTTCAGCAAGCTTCATAAGTGTACTAACTCGAATAGCCGGTTCGACACCAGATGCTTTAAGTGAACGCTCGACAAAGCTTTTTACTATTTTTTCGTAGTTCTTATCTAATTCATCAGCGATTTCTTTACATCTTTTTGCAAACCCGCTTTCTATTATTGGTGGTGTAGTATATGCCATGGAGTAATTAGTTGTTGTTTTCTATTTAATCTGTGTTTTCACTGTCCTCAAGAGCGCTTGCAATGTCTATGGTAGGTTGGGTTGTCGTTGGACCTCCTGTAGTTGGAACTACACCTAATTCCAGTGGTGATAGTTGTTCATGAACATCCCCATCTATTTCAACAACCTTTGAATACAAATCTTCTAGTAATTTACTAGTTGATTTAATCTGATCATCAGCTTGATCGGAACCAGCTGTTACTGTATAAGTCTCTTCCCAGGTTTTCATTCTTTTTGGAATTTGCAACTCCAATTCAATGTTTTGAGTTGAACATAGGTATATTGATCCTTGATCTCTAGAAGGGTCTTCTACAACAAACATATCGTCAGCATCTACTACATACTCACTATTTACTCGTAGCGATATAATTGGATCACCAGGTAATCCGTAGCTCTTCCATGGTAGCGCTTCTTGGTCTTTGCTTCTTTTTTTCTCTATTTTCGGTGCAGTTGAACCTAAGCGGATGCTGTTTCCAAATCGACCTTGAATAATAAAATCTCCCTCATATGGTTGGAGTTGTGGGTAAATCTTAACCTCACCGCCATCTCTGTACTCTTTAGGTTCTGCTAGCTTTCTCTCAAAACGCGTCTTTGCACTACTATTTGAAATAAACCTATTTGTTACTAGGTTTGAGTTAGATATTATGTATGGTGTTTGGTTTGAAGTTATTGTGTGGTTTGTATTTACGTTAAATGCGTAAAATGCAATCCTTTGGAGTGTTGATCCGTTTGGTAACTTCACATCACCAAAAGCCTCAAATACCATTACCTGTTCTCCTGGTAATGGGTATCGTCCTAAAGCTCTATCCATAGGATAAGCTTCTGTCGTTATATCTTCCTCTATTCTACTTCGGAATGGGCTTAGATTACCAACATCTCTATATCTTATCTTACCAATATCAGCTGGTGTTTCATACATTGGTGAATCCTTATCCATACACACATCTATAACATGTGCCGGGACAATTGATTGTCTAGGGGCTCCCGCTGGTCCGGTATTTTGACCATATGGACTTTGATATAGATCAAACATCCCCATTACTAAGCCTTATCTATTAATTCTTCAGCTTCAGACATGAGTTGAATACGCTCGGCTTCTGATAAACCAAACTCTCCGTCTGTTGGGGTTTTAGATGTACTTATCAACAATCTCTGTATGATTGCTGTTAATTTGACTAGATTGTCATCATTTTTTACAGATACCTCTAAATATTCCTTTACTAATGGTACCATAATAGAAGCATCTGTCATATTCTTGATCATTGGTTTCAATTGATCAATTAACCCATTAATCTGAGTTTCTTTTTTCTTTGTGTTTGTGTATACATCTTGCATTAAATCTGAAAATGTCTTATCACCAAACAGTAGACTATCTTTATCCATGTTGTTTGCTTTTATATAAATAGCAGTAAACAAAAATAATGCTAGATCCTTATGAAGGAACTTTGTTTTATCTCATTTAGATAGGTTGTGAGCTTCTTTATTTGAACTCCGGCTATCCATGAATCTCGGTTTTCAAAAAACCCCAAGTCAGTTAGTTGTTGCCTATTAACCTCTTCAATATTAAACTCATATGCCTCATAATTAGCACCTCCACCTATCTCTTTCCAGTTTTCAATTTGAGATTCAAGCATGATTATTAAATCCTCCTTACCTACTGCAACTAACATTAGTATACTTTATCTTTAGGTATATATCCAAAATGTAAATAATCATTATGCATAACCTTATACTTATCCTTTAGAAACTTTACCATTCTTGTAATTTGTTGAGTATTTGCATTTGACATTTCTCTAATATAGATGTACAAGGCTTTCTTGTTAAATAACTCAATTGAATCTCTTGTTTTAAATAAATGCAGTATAGCATATGCTAATACTTTATCGCTCTGCTTATTGAAGGACTCTTCAATATTCACATCCCAGTAATCTACGTATTTGTTAACAAATCCCCTTAACTGTAATTCCCTCTCTTGAACCTCGACATACGTTGTTCCCATCACAAGATCACCCCCTACATCTAAACGATCGTGACTTAGTAATTTTTTGTAGTTGTTTTTGTTTTTAAGAATACAAAAATTCTTAGCTACTATACTAAAATAACTAAAGGCTTTCCCGTTGTCTGGTTTGAATTTTGATAACTTCTCTACTAGAAAGCTAACTACCTCGTGTTGCATTTGGGGCATCGTTTGATCGCCAGTATAATAAAACTTGAAGGTGTGTATAATGTTTTCGACTAGTTTTTCGAACGCCACTTGGATACCTTGTTGGTATATCTTACTTCTCTCATGAAAGTCCTCTGTTTGATTATACTTTATTATCTCCAAGTCAACCTCAGGTCCGAAATATAATCTTTTAGTCTTTGGCTTTCGCGTCTTCTTTATTTTCTGTTGTGTTAACATATTTTGTAATAAATTGATACAAATCTTGGATTGATTCGTTGATGTCATTAAATATAAAACCTACCTCATCATCTGCTTTAAATGCACCTAAGCGATCTACCTCTTCAATCTTATCTCGCGTCTCTGTGAATCGCGCAAATAATATAGAGATAAAGCGAATGTAGGATTCGCAGTAGTTGGTTATCTTTGTTACCTTCTTCCAATTTACATAAACTAGATAAACTAATAATATGTTTAAGATTGTAGATGCTATTAATACTACTATCATTGTTAAAATAATTTTCCAAATAAGTTCATTAAGTCATCCCTCTCCTGTTGTGTAAGGTTTTCAGGAATTACAGGAGTCTTTTTATTTGGCTTTATGTTTGTCTTTGGTTGGTGGCTTATTGTTGTATTTGCTGATAAATCCTTTTCAACTCGCGAAGCCATCATGTCTGCTTGATGTAATATGTATGGTAGATTTGTTCGCAATGCGCTTTCTGGATTGTAGTTAATAAAGTAAGGTTTATTAGCATCCTCATATAATCCATCATGTAATTTAATACCAAACCATTCGTTTTCTGAAATACGTATGCCTCTATCTGTTAATAGCTTTAAACTTCTATCTGGAACAGTCATAAATGAGTTAACTGGGTTATTAGTGTAAACTTTACCTTGGTTTTTTCTATGCCAATCAGATGGATTGGGAATATACTGCTCAGCTTGTTCGGTACCTATCTTACCTAAATCATGATTAAGTGCTGCGAATATTAGCTCCTCTAATGTGTGATTCATATTTGCTCCTGCTAATGCCCACATGTTATTTATTTCAATGGACATATCGATTACTCTTATAACATGATCGACATAACCTCCTGGAAAGCAGTTGTGATAATTTATATTACCACTCGCTGGCATCAACAATAGTCGTTCTTCATGATCGCGGTACAACCTTTCTAGTTGATCTTTTCTATCACCCTCGAAGTGCTTAGTAATGTAGCTAATTAGCTTATCAAAGTTTTCTTGTAATTGTTCTGCTGTGAAATTCATAACTTATATTAATTTTTGTAAACGCTTTAACTCTAACTCTATTTTCTTTTTGTAGGTTGATCGAGTCTCTTTTACCAATTCCTTTTTGAGTTTATTAAACTTAGCCAACACCTCTTGCTTCTCAGCAGCTCTTTGACTTTTACTCTTCTTTGGTGTTATTTCTTTGGTTGATATTGTTGTTGGTTCTAGTGTTCCTTTTAACTCAAGCTGCTCAACACCCCTAAAATAAACGGTACCGTTTTGGTGTATAAACTCTTTCATAAACTTCCAACCCTTAGGATATCCTACTGATTTTTTCTTGGGAGCATCTTCCGGAAGCCAGTATAATTCTACAACACACTCTGAACATGTTACTGCATCTGCAGATGTGCTGCAATTATATACGTCGGTTCCGCAAACCTTACACTGCAGTGTTTGACACTGTGCTCGAGTAATTGTTTTTGCTTTAGTTTCCATATACCTTAACTATAGTAATAATATACCAAAATTACAACTTAATTAGGAGAGCTTACCTGGAAAGGCATTCTCGTATCTACTAGGGCAGTAAACCAAGCTTTACCGTGTATTATATGTCTTGATTTGTGTATTGGAATATCTCCATGCACATTAAAGGAATAGCTTATTGCTTCCTTGATTAATTTACGAGATCTACTGTATATGAATAATATATAACTCTCCTGCATATAATATACCACATCTTTATACTCCTGGCCAGATTCAAATTGCTCTACCAACTCCTCTATTAACATATAATCCTCCAGATAGCAATCATATATATACTTTCTATCAGCTTTGTTGTAGGTAAAATTTGTATCAAAAAGAGGAGCCTCCATAGTTTGTAATTTCTTACGCGCACAGGCAAGCTCCTCAAAGGCTTTTGCTAGAAACTTAGATCGTACTAACTGTTTATAGCATTTCATTAATTATTTTTTAGTTACTGATGGCTTCTTGCGACGATCTCTTTTGGATTTAGATTTATCTATACCCTCTACTGCAACTAAATCTATTAAGGCTTTCTCAGCTGTTTTTGTAATTGTATTTACTTTGTTACGAGCCTGAGAGAGTATTAAGTCATTCTTTAAGGTGTTGATGAAGTTTTGTAACTCTTTCTTCTCTTTTCTGAGTTTTAAGATAATAGTACCAGAGTTATCAGCAAAGGCAATTGCAGCTTTGAATTTAGCTTCTATATCTTTACTTTTGTTTAACTCTTTTCTGTAAGAGTAAAATAATGTTCCAGTTAAAATACTAGAAATTGTTAAAATTGTTAAAATCATAAATGTTACTATTTAATTATTATTTATATTAAGGTCCTAAAAAAAAACCAGAAAGACAACTATTATTGTGTTTATTTATATATATTTTACAGTAAAACACATAATAATACGTAAATACCTATTAAATCCACTCAAGCAACTCTAAATCTACCAACTCATTGTATTTGTAGAAGCTTATTGTGACTAGTATGTCGTGCGGATTAGTTGGTTGATTACTTACATATATTACATTGTTATCATCCTCATCACCATAATCCTCTATATATTTATATAAAATTGTAGTATCGATATTCTGTATATAAAATGAAACTGTCATAATTTAAAGTGTTGTTGAGTATAAAGCAGGAGAAGTTCTACCACGACCATTGGGTGCATCTAATCCAAATCCATGAATCCAAGCATCCTCCTCCAACAGAAAGCCATATATATCTACTAGAAAAGGACATGTATTTTTCTTCAATAAAACACATGTTTTTACTTCTGCAGCTCTATATTCATTTGATAATAATAAATCCTTAAGGTATTGTAGCGTCTTACCACTATCAGCAATGTCATCAAATAACCAAACTACTTTATCTTTGATGATGTCAGCATCTGGCATTCTATAAGTTTTGATTTCTTGCTGTTCGGTACCACTATAAGATGACGCTCCAATGTATTCTACATATGGATCGATCATAACATATCTACTTAGTTCAGCAAAGAAAGGTACTACTCCAGTTAAGATTGGACAAAATACCACATTTTCCTCCACACTAGAGTTTATATATATTGTATTAATTGCATTACCAATTCCCCAAATACAATCTTCAATTTGTACGGGATCAAATAATGTTTTCGTTTTTTGCATATTTATTATTATTATAGGTTTATAGTAACTATACAAAAAATTTTATTAAAAAACTAATTAATGCAATGCAAAAACTACTTTACGTAGTTGTAATATTTAGCTGTTAATTTTGATCGATGATCTAATCCATTAGTACCACCATTAATTTTTTTAGTTAATGATAGAATAGTAGAACTACCAACACCCTTATCGCATATTGTCCATAGCTTATTACGCTCAAAAAAGAACATTGCTGATTCAAAGGCATATATCGTTGCAACTAAATCTGGATTAGTCATTATTTCTGGCTTACCTAAGTACTTTGCAAATG